ACTTCAAAGAGTGGGTGTTGAAGTCAGCGAAGAAGATGGTGCCGAAGGCAATCTATAATCGTCTTGAAGCCCACGACTATCAGAACTGTCTTTGTGAGTTTGACAAATACGAACGTGCGTTGTGTGGAGAAGGAAAACCAAAACAGAAGTACAAGAGGGCAACATGAGTCTTGCAGCAAAACTCTGGAATAGGGCAATGGATCGGATTATAAGCGAGAATACCGGACATGATTTTATCAGGATGAAACCCGGACATATATTATGTCAAAACGGGTGTGGTAAGTCTTGTCTGGAAGTTGTAGACGAATTAAACCAAGGCAAACTATTAAGGTGTTCAAATGAGCCGAAAGACAAACAATCTGAAGAAGCGTCTCCGAATCGAACAACAGAAGGGAATTACTCAAAACCCGATCAAGTTGTTGTTGGGCAAGAAAGTGAAAGTTGATCTTGAAATTCCTTGGACTCTCGGAGACAAGCCAGAAGGAATAGTCGGATTAAAAACACAAGCATTTATCAGACAGATAACAACGTCAACAAGTGGCCATATTGTTCTATCTCTCTTAGTGATTAAAGAAACAATACAAGAGGTATGATATGATCATCCAAATACGTGGAACGTCGGGCAGCGGTAAGACCCACGTGATGAACTCGATTCGGAAACAACTTGAACCATTCTTAGTAGAAGAAGTCAAAACAGAAGGACGTAAACGACCGTTGTTATATTACTACAACGTCAACGGTCGTGACGTATTGATTCTTGGCCACTATGAAACTCCGTGTGGTGGCTGCGACTCGATTGGGAGTGCTCCAAAGATATATGAACTCATGGTTGAGTGTTATACGCACTACATCGTCGGCGGAGTAAAGCCAATCATTCTCGCTGAAGGACTCCTTCTGAGCGAAGATGTGAAGTGGACGAAACAGATTCCAGCGTGGGACGACGTAGTGGTGTACTACTTAACTACTCCCTCAGAGAGGTGTCTGGAGCAGGTTCAGAGTAGGAGAGAGTTGGTTGGTAATGATAAGCCCCTGAATCCAGACAATACGTTGAAACGTGTTGGAGTTATCGAACGAAGTAGGATAAAATTGACAGACGAAGGAATCAAGTGTGTTCGATGTTCTTCTAATCAAGCAGCAAAACTTATAATCGAGAGAGTGTTAAATGCCAACAAGAGTGACTGATTGGAGGGAGTTGAAGAACCGGGAGGAACTGTTTTTCCGTTACTTCAAATGGCGTTCAACAGTACATGATCTTGATCATAGTCATTACTGTAAGATTTTAGCACAAGGAATGACTGACTCTCAAAAGTGTTGGTTTTCACTTCTGTTCGGTATGACTTATCGAACACCACAAGCCTACGCTTACTGGTACCACTTCAATGATTTTGAATTACTAAACATTGATGACGTAACAGAATGGAACAAAGACAACTGGAGCAGAACCTCTTATGGTACAGATGCTAGGTACAACAAAGGCCACTTCGCCTCACAAACAAAGTCAATTATTGAGTGGGTGGGGGAAGAAGGACTACTGAAAAAGATTCGCCGACTTACAAACTCACCAAACAGAAAGACAAACTTTGACAGACTTTTCAACGAGATAGGAAAGCTATTCAAGTATGGTCGAATGATGTCTTGGATAACTTGTCAGTGCTTGTATGACACACTGAATCTACGAATTGACATTGACAACGTTTTGATATCCAACCCAATGTACGACACAAGCATGCAGTCAATTTGGAATGGATATAACGTCATGAAAGGCCGACATGATAGACTTCTTGGTAAATATACAACAACAGATTACAGGATTACAGACACCGACCTAGTAGAAGTTTCATCAGACATAATGCGGTATCGAGAGTTAGCCCACAAAATAACTGGAATACTCGTTGACGTGTTCAAGTGGGAAAGCATCTGGTGTCAGTTCAAGAGATTATTTAACACAAAAGATAGTAGAGAGTATCCAGGGCACGCCACAGGAGATGCTGTCTCACGTTATCTCTACTACAGAGAATACTGGCCAGAAGTAGATTGGTCAAAGTTTCGAGAGGCTTTGTTAAGCCAAGATAGCATAATCTGCGGCCAAACGTATGTTAACAATTATAACAAAGTGTTTGGTAATACAGGGTTGTTGTTAAATATGCATGAAATGTTTGGAGACATGCCAAATGCTTATGAGGTGTTAAATCTAAATCCAAACAAGAATCTTGTTAGAGAGTTGTTTATTGACCATGAACATGAGGTGCCAGAATTATGAACTCGTTAGTTGGTATTGGTGTACCATCAAAAAACAGACCAGAGGCATTCATGAAATACACATTTAGAATACTTCAACATACCAAGGTTCCATGGTATGTGTTTGTTGAACCACAAGACCTTGAGAGATACAAGAAAACCCTGCCGTTGGAATATAGAGGAAACATCATTGAAATCGGCAGTAATGACAGAGGGTTCGGGTTTGTTCTAAACGAGATAGAAAGTTACCTGACAGAACGTGGACACACCTACACGTTCAAAATCGACGATGATTGTAAACACTGGTATGACTCACCAAAAGTTAAACCGAAAGAAGACCAAGGTGTGATGCTTGATAAAATTGTAAACAGAGTAGGAGAAGCTCACAAGCTGTTTGGTGATACTCTTGGTGCAGTGAGTTTTGCGTCAAACTACTTTCATGGAGATTGGCGACCATGGACACATGTGTATAAGCAACATGAGACGATGTTCGTTGTAAGAAATGATAGTTGGTTTGTTCCATCAAAACTGAAAGGCTATCATGATGAGTTGGTTACCACAGCCAACCTTTTTCTAAAAGGTAAGGTATCATTAAGGTGTGGGGAGTTTTGTTGGGCAGCTGACCTATCGGTACTCGAAGGTGGGCTACAAGATTTTGATAGAGAAGAAGAGCAGAGCAGATATTTTGATGTGTTGGTTAAGGAATTTCCAGTAATTGCTTCGATGACTCAGAGACAGGAATACACCCAACCTTCTGGTAAGATATTCTCCGTTACAAACAAGAAATGCTTCAACAAGAGATTCTCACACAAGTTACCACTCAAACCATCGGCCCATGATAAGTTTTCAAAGGAGATTCTGAGATGTCTATTAAAGTTGGTATCGTAGGTGTCGGCAACTGTGCTAAGTCATTAGTAGAGGCTGTGGTGTACTTCAAGACAAACCCTGAAGACACAACTGGTTTAGCGTTTCCGAAGATCGGTGGTTACACCCCAGCCGATATTCAATTTTTGTGTGCGTTCGATGTAGACCAGCGTAAGGTTGGTTTAACACTTGGTGATGCAATCTACACTGGAACAAATTGCGCCAAAGACTTGATTGAACGTGATACAGTCAAGAAGGTATTAAACCGATGTCAATTTGTCTACGGGGGACCGATGTATGATGGTGTTGCTCCACACATGTTAACAACAGACAAAACTGATAGGAGTCGATTTTGTGTAAACAGCTATGACTTGAAAGACTCAGTAGCAGAACTTAAACTAGCAACGATGCGAGCTGTGCTTCATAGAGACAGACCAGATGTCATGCTTCTTTACCTTCCTGTTGGTAGCCAGAAAGCAACAGAAGCCTACGTGAATTTGTTTCTTGAACTGAAAATTCCGTTTGTTAACTGTATCCCGGTCTTCATCGTCTCTGATGAACAGTGGAAACAGAAGATCATCGACGCAGGTATTTGTGCTATTGGTGACGACATGCGCAGTCAGGTTGGGGCATCCGTTCTATCCCAAGTTCTCCAAGAGATGTTCATTTCGCGGGGGGCTGAGGTAGACTTTCACTGCCAACAGAATAGTGGAGGAAATACAGATTTTCTAAACATGACAGATAAGACTCGACTGATATCAAAGAAGATCAGCAAGGAGAACGTCATAAATTCTGTGGTTGGGGGGCAAGACTGTTTCGTTCACGCAGGACCATCAGACTATGTTGAGTATCTCGGAGACAAGAAGGTTGCAACAATTCGGATAGAGGCAAGAGGTATTACAGGAGTGCCAATCGTACTAGACGCCAGACTTGAGGTTCAGGACTCCCCTAACAGCGCAGGCATCGTCATAGACGCAATACGCTACCTGAAGCGGGCAACTGAGTTAGGTATCGTAGGACCATTGTATGGGCCGTCTGCAGCGACACAGAAGACACCGCCGAAACAACTAAGCTATGCGGATGCTTACGCGGAGTGTAAGAAGTTGGCTGAGAGTTGATGTGAAAAAACCCAGCTAGTAATTATCTAGCTGGGTTAAAGAAGTGGGCGGCAGAGATTACTTCGCTTCATCGAATTTGACTTTGACGCCCTTTGTTCCAAGGTACCACTTGAACCCCTCTTCGGTCGCAACCCGAATGATAAACTCTTGTTCCGTGATATCCCATTTCGGGTTAAGCTGGTGCTTGATCTGCTTTTCTTCGATTCCTGCAGCCTTGACAATCTGCTCAAACCCGACTGCCTTCGTTGCCTTGTTGGCATCGAGTTTACGCAGAGCCTTAATCAAGGCTTGCTTTGCTGGAGTCCAGCGAATTTCCTTGGTCTTGTTATCCAAGGGTTGCTTCACCTCAGCTGCCGGCTTCGTGACTTTGGTTTCGTTCTTCTTGGCCATGATTAGGTACTCTTGTCGGGTTACTTTCAGTCTCACTTGCTTACTCGTTTTCAACCCGACACTGATATAATAGCTGACTCTGCTCAAAAGTAAACTCCAGAAAGCAGAATTTTATGAGAAAGTTGAAAATTCCCTCAAACCGTAAAACCAAGTTATAATAGTAGCTCAACCCAGACCTATAGTAGAGGACCGAACGATGAACGTGATTCTTGACCTAGACGAAGTGTTGGCGGACTTCGTAGGCGGTATGCTTCGTCTCCACGGAGTCACCCCAAGCCAACACCGCGAGCGGATGCAACCGGGAGAATGGGGAGTAGAGAAAGCATTACAAATTTCCGCAAACGAAATGTGGCAGTCAATTCATCAGAACCATGGATTTTGGTTTTCTCTCAATAAAACTCCTTGGATGACTAAGCTGCTGGATATTGTCAATGGGTTTGACCCAAATTGGTTTGTCGTTTCTTCTCCGAGTCGATGCGTATCAAGCCATGTGGGTAAGTTCCATTGGCTCAAATACCATTTTGGAGATTCTTTTGACCGATTCGCTTTAACTAATTACAAGCACCGATTCGCAAACCCAAGCACGGTGTTAATTGACGACCACGAACCGAACGTAGATAACTTCCGCAAGGCTGGAGGCTATGCGATTCTTTGGCCAGCCTACCATAACCGCGATTGGAAAATTGCAAACACAGGCCTAGCCTTACAGCACGTGATGACCGAACTAACTAAGGTTCAATACCAAATGGACTTTGAAAAGAACGGCGACAATAATCCAACACGTTTCGATCTAAAAAGGGAGGACATCTGATGAACTGGAGAAACTATCGTTGGCCACACACACCAGAGAATGATCTACTTCCTTGGTGGTTGTTAATTTGGGGACTACTCTGGGTGGGACCGTTTTACCTATGTTGGCTTCTTGCGGCTATCTTCTACGGTATTGGCCGTCTCTCGATTGAAGACAGCGAAGCATTCTGGAATCAAAACTAAGGAGTAATAATGCACATTACAACCCGCAACGTCAACACGGCGTTCCAAGAACTGGTAACCATCTTCAGAGATGGTTATAAGTTTTCTGGTAGATACAGAGACTTGGGCGGTAAGTGTACTATAGTTGAACGTCCGTCACGCAACGGCAACGTATTGATGATTGATGAACCCGTTACCGTGACGTACACCCATCCACGAGAACGGGTATTGTTCAACGAGGCACGAGATGTCAACCCCTTCTTCCATATGTACGAAGCCTTGTGGATGCTCGCAGGTAGGAACGATGTTGAATCCGTCGCTTACTACGCTTCCAACATGAAGAACTATAGTGACAATGGTAAGACGCTGAATGGTGCCTACGGGTATCGGTGGCGACACGCTTGGAGTCAAGATGACTTGAGCCAACATGACCAAATCCAAATCATCATCGACCATCTGCGGGCTGACCAAAATAGTCGGCGTGCCGTACTCCAGATGTGGAACGTGGAGGACGACTTGTTGAAGATTGGTGGTGGGTGTCCTACATGTAACGGACAGTGGACAGAAGAACAAGCTATCAAGTTAGACGAGAAATCCCCATCCCAAGGTGGGGTGTGTCCAAACTGTTCAGGAACCAACAAACCATTCATTGACTCAAAAATATTCAAAGACGTGTGCTGCAACCTGTCGGTGATGTTCTCGATTCGTGAAGAAGGGTTGACCATCGAGCGGTTCCTCAACTCCAAACACATTAAGTCGGATGGGAACGTGGCGACGATGAGACCACCAACACCCAAGAGTTTTCTCGACATGACAGTAACCAACCGCTCAAACGATATGATTTGGGGGATGCTTGGGGCGAACTACGTTCACTTCACTATCCTCCAGGAATACATCGCGGGGTGTCTCGGAGTAGAAGTAGGACTATACCACCACTTCACGAATAACCTCCACGTGTATGAGAACAACTGGAAACCGGATGAGTGGTTGAAAGAGCCGCAACAATTTGGTTTCCACAGTTCAAACGGCGACGATTGGGGCGGACAATATAGGGATTGGAAAACTATCCCACTCGTCAAAGACCAAGCAACGTTCGACCGTGAGGTTGAATTATTCGTTCGTCAGTTTGATGGATCAACAGAAGCATCAGTACCCGGTCGTAATAGTGCAAACAACTACATTGAACCATTTCTGAGATATGTAGCTCAACCAATGCTTATGGCGTTCCAAGCATACAAGAGGAGGGAACGGGATGTTGAAGCGATGTTAGTTGCTTTGGAGTGGTGTAAAGAAATTCAAGCCGACGATTGGCGGATCGCAGCAACGAACTGGATCAACCGACGTAAGGAGAAGAAGAAGAATGGATAGAGGTATCGAAGTAATCTGCCCGCAAGGTTGGAGTTACGTCAAGCCTAACTTTGTTAAGATATTCATGAACGGAGTAGATGTAACCCAGTATGTCTACGAACTATTGAAAGCAACCCATGAACCCTCTCGTGATCCTGAGTTGAATAAACTCGTTTGTGATAATTATAACGATGTCTTCATCCAAACCCAATATGGTGAATCATTCACAGGCGAAGATTGGATAGGGTGGCTTGAAGAAATGTTTGCCCTTGAAATAACTTACAAAGATGGAGAAATCAATTGAATGCAAATGAAACCCAAGTGGGGGGAACCCACTACAAGACCGGCGGTGAAGAACATTGGGACCGTGTTGCCCGACTTGGCTTGAATTACTATGAGGGTAACATCACCAAGTACGTCGAACGGGCACGGAAAAAGAACGGTATCCAAGACCTCAAGAAGGCTGCCCATTATCTACAAAAGCTGATTGAGTTAGCAGAGATGGGAGTGGTTGTTGATTACTCTCCGAGTCAACCCGGAAGCAAAGCAGAATTGATTGAGCAAACAGACAAGGTTGATATGGAACCCTGTTATGATTGTGGAGAGTTATATCCCCATGAGGATTTTGTACAGGGTTTGCTTTATTGTACAACTTGTAGAAAGAAAAGAGGAAAACTATGAGCCAAGAACCAACAACTGATTTTCGCCACAACCTATTCGACACGCCTCAAACATCCAGAGGAGTTAAAAGTATGACACCAAACGAATATCAACAACTGGCGGCACGGACGGAATGCAACCAATCCAATAGCTTGGCCAACATGAGCCATGGACTTGCTTGTAATGGAGAAGGACTTAGTAAAGTCAGACAACAAGACTTACTCTCAATCCGTCTCAATCACTCAATCATCGGCCTATCGGGGGAAGTGGGAGAACTCGCAAGCCTACTCCAGAAGTGGATTTATTACAACAAGCAATTCACTCCTGAAGAGTTGACGTTGAAGCTGAGTGAAGAGTACGGTGACGCTCTTTGGTATGTTGCGGAGGGGTTAAACGCTCTTGGTGTAAGTATGGAGGATGTGATGCAACGAAACATCGAGAAACTTAAGATACGGTATCCAGATAAGTATACGGATTGGCACGCAGCGCACGAGAACCGTAAATTGAAGGAAGAGGAATCAGCCCTACGAATCCACGAGCCAACGCCGATGGATTATGAAATGGAGGATGCAGGAACCCCCTCTCCTGAAGGGAAGTAATCAGCTATAATCGCCCAGTGTCTTTTAACTACCACAACTTGAGAAGGAATCATGCCAACAAAGAACGATGTCCCCAAGACTCTCCAACCCTACGCTTTCCACGGACTCGATGTCTCAAACATTTCTTCGGATGAAGCAATTACGGATTGCCCGTTCTGTGGACGTGAAAACAAATTCAGCATCAACGTCGAATCAGGACTCTGGCGATGTCTCGTGTGTAATGAAGGAAGCAATACGGGGAAGAGTTTCAATGGGGGTAACATCTATACGTTCATTCGCAAGTTGTGGTCACTCTCCTATGATGCAACAACGGGTTATGACGAGTTGACCAAGTTCCGTAAGCTACTCCAACCAGACACTCTTATCCGTTGGCAGGTAGCACGCAGCACACTAGGCTACGGCAATTGGGTAGTACCAGCCTACGGAGCGGATGGCAAACTGAATCAACTCTATCGTTACATCAAGGACTCCTCTTCAGGAAAATTTCGCCTGATGGCCACGAGTCAATTAGGTCATGCTTTATTCGGGGTGAACCTACTCAACAAGAATTGCCGCACGGTCTACATCTGCGAAGGACCGTGGGATGCAATGGTGCTTTGGGAAGTTCTCTGCTGTGCGAAACCAGACGGCGATAATTATGAACGAACCGCGAATGAAGCCAACGCATTGATTAGTAATTCAAGTGTCATCGCCTCTCCCGGTTGTAATGTGTTCGACCAGAAGTGGCTTGAACTCCTTGCGGGGAAGAAAGTTGTTATCTGTTTCGACAACGATCATCCGAAGATTCATCCAGCAACTAAGAATGTGATCGAACCTGCTGCGTGGCTTGGTGCAAAGCGTCTAGCCTCTATGCTTGCTTCTTACGAATCACCACCAAAAGAGATTCACTACTTAGCTTGGGGTGGAGCTGGAAAGAACCACGACAGTAACTTGGTTAGTGGTTATGACCTACGCGATTATTTCTCTGAGGAAGATACGCTTGATGGGCGTGTTAGAGTCTTAGGTAAGTTGATGGAGCGAATCCTACCGATACCTACGGACTGGATTGGTGGACGAACAGTTCAAGCCAAGGAGACAGGCGGCACCGATCTAGATTGTAAAGAGTGTTCCAATTGGAAAATACTTGAGACCTCTTGGCGTAAGGCAATGAAGTGGACAGACGGCTTGAGCAGTGCCTTAGCAGTTATGTTGGCCTCAATCACTTCTACAAAAGCAGCAGGTGATCAACTATGGATTAAGGTCATCGGTCCTGCTGCTTGCGGCAAGAGTACGCTCTGTGAAGCCTTGTCGGTAAATAAGCGTTTCGTCTTAGCCAAGTCAACGATTCGTGGATTCCATAGTGGCTATCAAACCGACCGCGAAGGCAAAGAAGACAACAGCCTCATGGTATCTATTCAAGACAAAACACTTGTCACGAAGGATGGCGATACTCTTCTTCAATCCCCAAACCTTGGTCAAATTCTCTCCGAAGCACGCGACGTATATGACGGCACTTCACGAACTCACTACCGCAACAAGATGGGTAAAGACTATAACAATTTCCGCATGACTTGGATTCTCTGTGGTACGTCTTCACTTCGTAGTATTGATGCCTCTGAATTAGGCGAACGGTTCCTTGATTGCGTTATCATGGAGCGCATCGACGATGATCAAGAAGATGAGATTCTGATTCGTGTAGCGAATAAGGCCAAGCGTGTGCTTGCCATCGAAGCAGATGGTACGATGAAGAGCCAACACGATGTTGAGATGGTAAATGCTATGCAACTGACGGGTGGTTATATTGCATACCTTCGCAGCAACGCCAATGACCTCCTCTCCGCAGTAGAGATGGACGAAGAGACGACGAAACGTATCATCCATCTTGGTAAATTTGTTGCCTACATGCGTGCCCGACCAAGTACACGACAAAGCGAAAATGCTGAGCGTGAATTTGCAGCACGCTTAGTTAGTCAATTAGTTCGTCTCTCCAACTGTCTTGCGGTTGTCATGAATTACCAAACGGTGTCAAAAGAAGTCATGGTAAAAGTGACGAAGGTGGCTTTAGACACAGCACGTGGAAAGACTTTAGAGATTGCCCGAATTTTGCACGAATCAGGTACAATACATGAGGAGTGTGGAGTGTTGATTGATTCTCTAACGATTATACTCGGAGAGAAGACAAGCGACATGAAAGACCTACTGAAGTTCCTAATCCGTATTGGTGCGGTCGAAAGCTACCGCAAGAAGAACGTCGGCGTTCAGACCAAGCCAATCTATCGTCTCACGGAACGTCTTTACAACCTCTACAGTGAGGTAATGGAGTTAAACAACGATGGCTAAAAATAAAACACCAAGACTAATCAATAGGACACAAAGTCTTATTGATATGGCACATAATACCCCCATCAAACGGATTTATCCAGAACCTAAAGTTGCTTGGCATAATGAGGGTATCTATCCGTACTGTCTAGACCGTGAACAGTTGAGTATAGAACATCATAAGAAACTGTTGGCATTGTTTGCACCACTATTAGATAGTTTGATCTCAGAACACACAACCAATCTAGTTCGCCTTATGGTCAACTATGGCAGAGAATATGATATGGATTCAGCTGAATTTCGCCTTGCTTCATTTTTGATCCGTTATGGATTCAACTATGGCTTCTTTGTGAACTGCGTTATTGTTTCAAGAATTATGAATCAGCTAAGCGTAACTCTTGACGCAATGTTAAACACACAAAGATCGACAGTTAATGATGAAACCAAGACAGCCTATGAAGATAGCTACGCCCACAACCTAGTAACAACTATTGAGAAGACAAATAGAGGCTATCGAGAACCGAAGTTGGTAATGGAGCCAGTTGATTTTACCACAAGAGACTTACTTGAGAATCTTTGTTCAATTTTCCAAGGTGACAATGAACAAGTCTTCAACAAAGAAGTAATTGAGTTGGTTGGTAAGTTGGCTGACGCTTACATGGATGCGGATAAAGAAACAGAGGGGATGTTTTGGAAGTTCTTCTACAACCACCCTTATATCTTTCCAAAGCCATTCTACAATCGCAAAGAGTATAAGACAGGACAAATACTATCTCCTTTACTCCCGTGGTTCAAAGCAGCATGTCCCCCCAATTATCCAGTTGGTTGGACAGTGTTTTCCGAAAACAAAGAAACCCAAACAGTCAAGTTTAGTAAGGCAGTCAAGAGAGACGTTGATGAAGGAAGGGGCACAAGTATGCTGCCGGTGAAGTGGGGTATCCAATTCGCAAAAGACTATCCAGCCCAACTGACGTTCTTCTCTCCCTCAACGACAACGGGACAATACGCGATTGCATTTGAAGTATTTCAGAAACTCTCTTATGAAGAGCAAGTAGAATGCGTGAACTGGAATCCACTATGAGTCACGAACCGACCGACCGACCAGAGGGAATGAAAGCAGAGTGCTCAGCCCGAAAGCTGGTAGGGACGGAGGGTAGTTTAATCTAATCCTAGTAGCCTATCTAACCGTAAATAATGGAGACAGACGGTAGAAGGGTTACTAGGATTCTAAATCACGTTAGGAAGGCTACTAGGAAGCCTAAAGGACTAAACTCGGAACAATATACGAACCAAGCAAGTCAAACGGTTTGACCTGTGTGGATAACTCGGAGTAACCACGTGGGTAAGAAGAAACGCAACAAAAGAGAAGAAAGAGGTCAATCGAGAGTCAAGATCAAGGTCCATACAAGGAAGGTGGTGATAAGGACAGAGAGCACTCTTGAGATTGAAATAAAGAAGCCCCAAGTAGTCAGCAAGAATCCAAGAGGGGGTAGAAAAGATCACCAGACTCCAATAATCAAAGAACCAAAGACAAAACAAGAACACCAGCTGTATAAGGAACTTCAACGACCAACCTGCTATATGCCGGGCACGGAAGAAAAGATCACCCTCCTATCACTAAGAAGACTCTATGGACTTCCTCTCTATGTCGATGGTGATATCAAGTGGGGAGACGAAGGAACTGAAGCAATTGCCTTTACAGAGACAGCAAACGAAAACCTATTTAGAGATTGATATGAATTGGAAATATGGTGCATCAGCCTGTCTTGATGTAAGATTTAGATTAGACAACCCATACTTTCAAGTTTATATCTGTTGGGTAGAACATCGAAAAATTTGGGGAGGAGTAATAAGGGGGCTTGGTTTAGAAGAGGGTATCGCTTTTCAGTATGCCTCAAAATCCTTGAAGGAGGTTAAGAACAAGACAGAAGAGGAGTTGTTTCTTTACATCAACGGAATCAAACACCCAACCACTTGTATATACATTGATCCGACAACTTTGTGTAGTGAGTCTTTTGATTACAGCAAACACGGGGACAAAACAATAACGTTTGGGTTTACTAATTCAACAGGAGATTGATATGTGGGAAAGAGTAAGCACGAACAAGGGTGGTTATTTCCGTAAGGTAGTGGGAAACTATCGAGCGATCATCGACAAGGTAGAGGGTGGTTGGCGTGGGAGAATAATGACTACGCTTGTTGTGAAAGAAGCACCAAATATGACAAGTCAGGCGACGATAAGCCTATTTGCTCGTTACCATACCTCTATTACCAATACCAAAACGTTACTTGAAGAGCAACTACAGGCGTGGGTGTCTGGGAAGAAACTTGAGGAGTACCTTGCTCCAAAAGTATTATTTGTTATTGAACCCCAGACTCTTAAGAGTGAATTTAGAGCATGGATGGAAGTGGATGAGGTTGGTATGACTAAGATTTATAATAAATTGGGATTGTGATTTTCCCCCTAAAGGGCTAAGGAGGCTAAGGTGCCTAAACCAAAAAGTACAAAACGTCAAAATACAAAACCTCAAAATACAAAACCTCAAAATACAAAACCCAAGATTGAGGTTTCCAACAACCAGTTGAGTGAATATCAACATCAACAAAACAAGGATAAGGTTGCTGAATTATACAGAAGGGGTTTAACAAGGAGGTATGTTGCGAAACAGTTGAATGTTAGTGAATCACAAGTTGCTAAATACTGGAAGGAGATTGTTGCTGAATACAGAGAAGACAGGGAAGATGATATTGAGAGTGCTGTATTCAAGAAGCTGGAGGAATATGGTGAGATCAAACGTGAGGCTTGGGAGGCTTGGGAGAAGAGCAAAGACCCTATTGAGAAGGAGTTGTATGAGACAGTAACAAGCGATTTTGGGGTGAAGACGCTTGCGAGAAGATATAAGGAAGGGAGACTACCCCATAGTGCTTATCTTGAGATCATCATGTCGTGTATCAAGGAGGAACGGGTATTGCTTGGTTTGAATCCAGTCAAGAACGTCACTGGTAGTATGGCGATTGGAGGAGTCTCGTTTGACTGGGACTTGTTTGTACAAGAAGTTAATCGTCCGAATCTAAGGAACGAAGCGGAAGAGCGTATCTATGAAGGACTACCAAGAGTGGTCATCAATCCAGAACCCATCGAGGACAAGAAATGAACAAAGACCTATTAGATGATAACGTGATACCTTGGTTCTGTTCCGGGGTGTTTCTCCTTATTCTCTGTATCACCATCTACCAAATACTTGAAACTTATTGGTCACACAAGAGGAGAATGAAAGAGATAGAGAAAGAACCAAAGAGTACAAAAGACGACGATGAAGATGATGAAGACTAGACTCAGCGTTCCTTTCCCCTCTATATAGTAGGCGTCTACTAGTAGAGGGAAGAGGCTAACGCGAAATGAGTACCAGAGATATAGGTTCACTTCTCCGGACGATCGGGACCGACCCAATCAAATTCGGTAAGGCTTGTTGGCCTCACGTCACGTTCTACAAACAACAAATTGACATCATCGAATCAGTGCTGAATAATACGGAGACTTACGTCAAAGCAGGTAACATGCTTGGTAAGGACTTCGTGACTGCATTCATTGTGATCTACGCTTTCCTCTCTCGTAATCCTTGTCGCATCGTTACTACATCGGTCGATAGTGCCCAGCTTGAGGGTGTTCTCTGGGGGGAAATACGAAACTTCATCCAGACATCACGTATCCCTCTTGATTCGGAGAAGGGTGGACCCTTGATCTGTAATCACATGCACCTTCGCAAGCAGATCAATGGGAACGAAGATGGACTATCTTACGTGATCGGTCGTGTAGCGAAGAAGGGGGAAGGGTTACTAGGTCACCACATCGCAGAACATGGGGATGGTATCCCTAGAACATTCGCCATTGGGGATGAAGCATCAGGCCTAGATGATGAGGTTCATACACGCTGTACAACGTGGGCACGCAGACTCTTGTTCATCGGGAATCCCTATCCATGCGAGAACTTCTTCAAGAAGATGTCCAAGGAAGGAGACTTGAAAGACCCAACACGTGATGGGATGTATTATCGTAAGGTGTTCAAGATCAAGGGGGAGGATTCACCAAACGTTCGTAGAGCACAGGCGGAACGTGAGGCTGGATTATCTCCTTCAGGGAAGATCGTCGTGCCCGGTGTTCTCCCTTATCCTGACTACGTGTATCGTCGTGCTACATGGGATGTTATTCGTCAGTGTGTTTCTCTCGATGCGGAGTTTTGGGAAGGTGCTGAGATTCTCTTATTCCCTCCTCAATGGCTTGATAAAGCAGAACGTCGTGCACTAGGGTTGATGGGACAGAAGCGTGTCTGTAGAGCGATAGGAATAGATACAGCAGAAGGGGGGGACAATACTGCTTTCGTAGCAATCGACGAATATGGCATCATTGAGATCGTCTCGGAGAAGACACCTGATACCGATTCGATCTGCGGTAAAGCAATCGCGTTTATTCTCAAGCACGCTTGTCCTCATCAAAACGTCGCCATTGATAGAGGCGGGGGTGGTAAACAACTCGCAGATCGCCTACGCAAACAAGGCTTTGACGTTCGTACAGTAGCGTTCGGTGGTTCGGTTACTCCTGCTCCGAAGTTTGGGATGAAGCCAGTATCAGAGCGTGTTGATGACCAAGAGGAACGTTACGCCTACGTCAATTGTCGAGCACAGATGTATGGTGAGTTAAGCCTATTGCTAGACGTTGGTGGATTCGGTAGTCACGAAGTCTGGTATATGATTCAGAAGCGTTTTGGCATACCTCTCTCGGAACTTACTCAAGGCTTCAGCATTCCTGCGAGAGAACACCTACGACACCAAATGGCCCCAATCCCTAGGTGGTATGACGGGGAAGGGCGTCTACGCTTACCTAGCAAAAACAAGAAGAGCAAGGACAGCAAAGAGAAGACACTAACAGAGATGATTGGTCATTCGCCTGACGAACTCGATGCTTTAGTTCTTGCTGTTCATGCAATGCTTCATCGAAGCACAAAAGTAATCGCCACAAGTTCTTGATAGATAATCCAACAAGGAGAGATGATGCAAAACGGTATTAGCTTGGTTCCTGATAACTACGATGATGAGACAGGAGAAGCACCGATGAACTTCAACCCAATTCAGCAGATCGGTAACTTGATCTTCAACGAGATGATGACCCGTTCCGATCTGTACCGCAGGCTATCAGGAGACGGGAGACGAAACCTCAATCGTGAATGCCACTATCCTGACGTGATTCGTCCGCAAGACTACCAGAACCGATTCGACCGTAATGGTGTTGCGGCACGTGCGGTAAAGTTTGAGCCTCTTGAGTCTTGGAAAAGTCAACCAGAGATTTATGAGGATGAGGATGAGGACAATGAGACACCATTTGAGACAGCTTGGAAGGAACTTGACAACAGTCTAGGAAACTCAGGACTTAAGAACTATCTCAAAGACCCTGATGGTAAGATGTCACCCATCTGGCACTTCCTACGTAAGGTTGATATTCGTTCGCGCATTGGTTCGTATGGCGTCTTGCTCTATGGACTAAACGACAACGCTGATTACTCTCTCCCGGTCGATGGAGTAGAGGAACTAAACAGCGAACCTGTTGATATATACCCAGATCGTTACACGGGTACAGATAAGGACAAGAAACGAACGAAGATTACAAGCGGAGACAACATACCAGAGGACACGAAGCCAGTCAAGAACAGCTTCAAGCAACGAATCGAGTTTGTTGTTAACTCGATGCCCAAGACAGGAGATGGTGTTTATGTTCTGAACGTCGATACAAAGAAACTCAAGTCTGGTAAGAAGCTGCTCTACCTTCGTGCCTTCTCCGAGACACAAGCTCAGATCGTTCGTTGGGAAAGTAACCCCACGTCACCACGATACGGAATGCCAGTGATGTATTTGATCACGATGAATGATCCATCAAAGGTTAACCAATACTCAGGCGTTGGTATGGATAAGAGCAGTATGTACGTTCACTGGACACGAGTGGAACATATTGCCGAGACGCTTGATTCGGACAACGAAGCACTAGCAGTCCCAGTACTCCAAGACATTTACAATTACTGCCTCAACATCGAGAAGATCAATGGAGCATCAGGCGAAGGTTACTGGAAGGGTGCCTTTCATATTCTCGCTGCAGAGACAAACCCACAACTGGGGGGTGATGTAGAAGTTGATGAGGCAGCAGTGAAGAGAAGCCTTCAAAACGTTGAGGATGGTTTACAACGTAGTCTCTTGATGAAGGCGATGACGCTCAAGTCAGTTGCCCCCACGGTTACCGATCCGACTCCTCATATCGACAATAATGTCAAGTTGATCTGTATTACGAAGGGGTGGCCAAAACGAATCTTTGAGGGCAGCGAACGAGGGGAACTTGCTTCAAGCCAAGATGAACAAGCCCACTTGGAACGTATGGAGAATCGCCAAATGTACCATATTGCTCCAAACATCATCGCTCCTTTCGTGAATCGCTGTATTGCGTTCGGACTCCTACCTGAGCCAAAGGATGGGTACCAAATTGCTTGGGCACCTCTCCGTAAAGAAACACCTCAGATGCGTGCACAACGCTTCTTGACGAAAGTACAGGCCTACGGAGCAGCAATGGCTCAGGGGTTAACTCAGTGGTTCACGGAAAAAGACATCATGACGAAACTGGATGGAGACTTCACGAACAAAGAAGCAGACGCGATTATCGAAGCAGCTACCGAAGCTCAAGAGGAAGCGATGAACGAACAGCTTGCGCAAGAACAAGCACGTATGCAACAGATGTCCGATGCAGAGTATGTCGATCAAGAGGACGTAGATGTAGGCCTTACACCAGACGACGTAGGACAGGCTCAACAACTATCTCCTCCAGAAGAAGAACCGGCGGGAGGGGTTAAGTAATGAAAACCAAACCTACGTTACGTCCAACGCTGATTGATCCAACGAGAACGACGTTGATGCGGAAGAACTTCTGTATGAAGATTCGCGTCATGTTCGCTCGTTTAGCGAAAGAGTTGGATGAGTTGATCGTGAAAGAAGATGTGTTTGGGTTAATCCAATCGACCGGGAAAGACCCATTCACGAACAACACCCGTTGGAAGTTCAATACTAACCAACAGAAGATCAAAGCCTTTCAAGCGTGGTTGAAGACAGCGTTTGCAAAGCATTTGAAGAACCGGACGATTGACCAATTATGGGAAGCATACATTCTTGATGGTTGGCGTAAAGGAGCAGGGAGGGCGTTCGATGACACCAAAGCAGGAGAGAAGAGTGCGCCAGCTTCATCGCCAGCTGAATCCCTTAAGCAACTGGGATTCTATCAAGGCACTCGTGCGGAGTTTCTTAATTCGTCGTTCAATGCGCCAGAGGCAGTAGACAAGGTAAAGCTGTTAGCTGGGCGAACCTTCGATGACCTTGAGGGGGTTACGGCAGCGATGAGTGTCAAGATGAGTCGGTTACTTACAGATGGGTTAGTTCAAGGTAAGGGGCCACGAGAGATAGCCAACTGGCTTCATAAGGAGATAGGGATTGGTTCGTATCGTGCCCAGACGATAGCAAGGACGGAGTTGATTCGTGCCCACGCTGAAGGACAGCTAATGGCGTTTCAGAAACTCGGAGTAGAACAGGTGGGGGCAGCAGTCGAGTGGAGTACTGCAGGCGATAATCGTGTCTGCCCTTTATGTAGACCTCTTCAGGGTATAGTATTACGAACGGAAGAGGCTACGGGGATGATACCACGACATCCGAATTGTCGTTGTAGTTGGATTCCAGCGAACGTCGGCGAATCGGTTCCGAGTAAACTGAACACCACAAAACGAATCAACAAAGCGATTGGAAAGAGTACCAAACTTGGTGGTGACGATTTTGGTCCAGCCAAGCCTATAAGTAAGCAACGACCAAAAGGAATCTTCGGATGAATGAGATTGAACTGACTCCCGAAATGTTGGACTTCAGCAACTTCCTTACCAACATGAGCCCAAACCAACCCCGCGATAAGAACGGACGTTGGAGTAAGACCAAGGGTGGTGTTTTATTCACAAAGAACCCAAATAATCCAGCATCACCTTCTGCTTCGTTTGATCTTCATGACCCTGTTGGTTTATCTCAGTATCTTAGTCATAAAGCAAAGACTAAGATATCACCAATGAACATGAAGAAGCTCCAAATATTGAATCCACATGGGATAAAGAATGGTGAGATAACGATACCGAAGAACAACAAAGACATGTTAGAGTTAGTGAAAACTCTGATGCCGAAAGGAACGAAGATCAAAGCCCAACATGTTACTGCGGCTGACTTGAATAAAGCACCAACACAACATCTAACTCCAACCTCCACGCCGACTCCTCAACCATCAGTTACTTCAAAGCCTTCTACCCAAGCAAAAGGGTTGCGACCTTTACCTGCTGTCTCTTCAACAGAGTTGACCTATACGAAGCACCTAGGGGGAAGCACTGGAGCAACGTTGGTTAAAGACCACACAGGGAAAGAGTTTGTCTTGAAGAAGGAGAATCCAGGTTTGCCTGACCCAAAGGGATTCATCAATAACGAGATTCACGCTGATGCTATGTATCGTGCCGCAGGTGCATCTGTACCACACTCAGGACCAGTGACCTATCCAGATGGTTCTGTTGGTAAGCGTGGACAATATCTCAATGGAAGTCAATCACTATCTGAGTGGTATCAAGGTAAGTCTCAGACCGAAATAGACGCGATGCATAAAGAGATTGGTAAGCATTTCGTCATGGATGCGTTGATGGCGAACCGCGACGTAGTGGGTCAATCATTCGACAACATCGTGATTCATCAGGGGAAGCCATTTCGTGTTGATAATGGCGGTTCGCTCGAATATCGTGCCCAAGGAGAAAAGAAGCAGATTGGGTGGAGTAGCGACGTTAAAGATATTGACTCGATGCGGAACTCCTCAAAGAACCCGAACGCTGCAAAGGTGTTTGGACACTTAACTGATCATGACATACGCCTACAAATGTTCGACACGCTACTTCAGCGTAAAGATATTCTTGATGCTACTCCTGACCACTTGAAGAAAATAATGGGAGAACGTTTCGACAACCTCAAGCAGCGGCACGATAATCTGTTGGCGAAAATCAACAACGCACCTACTCCATCTACCCAGATACCTCTATCATCAACTACATTCGCGGGACTCCCTTCAAGTGTAGGTACGTCTGCAACTGTTTCGACTCCGTTGAGTAGTACCTTTTCTACTCAACCACAGTCTCTGCCATTCGGTGGACAATATCAAATTGGTAAGCCGGGCAGTAAGAAACCAATATTCCAGATAGTTCCAGCAACCAGTCTTATAGAAACTGGTATACAAATAAAATTTGATAAGAAGATTACCGCCCCAACAACTGCAATGACTCAATGGGCATCATCTCTATCTACAGGGGAAAGAAATTCAATCAAAGAATACACAGATAGTTCATACGGAGCATACAGAGTTGAGGTAGCTGCTGGGCCACCTTATAAGCAACATATAAGTGATTTTATAAGTGCTGTAGAAAAAGCACCAAAGATAGACGGACCAGCAACTGTATTTAGGGGAGTCAGAGATGGAGAATTCACAAAAGAGTTGATTGACCAAATTAAGCAAAGAGGTATTGGATCAATTATTACTGAATCTGCTCATCAATCCACAACAAGAAACCCAGATAAAGCATTTGTTGGTAGTAAGAATGGTGTATTATTTCAGATCACAAGCAAGACTGCCAGACATATAGAGAGTCTTAGTAGTTATAAATCTGAACAAGAACTGCTTACACTTCCTAACACTCAATATAGGGTGTTGAGGATCATAGAAGATGGTACATTTACTACACAAACGGGTATGAATATGAAACCAAAACTAATTGTTCACATTGAGGAGATTTAATCATGAATCCTGAGAAGAATACTGCAGAGGACGTGTTGAAATATATAACCTTTACCTCTGGTCCATTGATGGTTCCCGTCGATGAGTTTGGCCAACCAGTCTTCACCGAAGATGAAACAGAAGAAGACCTTGGTGAAGCAACCGGCGAAGAATTTGACCCAGAGTAAATCAAACAAGAGTACCAATGCCGACCTACACTGAAACACAGAAGCGTATTCTACAAGTTCTCTCCGATGGGCTTAGACATAAGCGGCAGGAACTTGTAGATTGTCTCGATGATCCTTTAGCGAACCCCAACACGATTAGTGTACACCTCACCTATCTACGTCGAAAACTCAACCCAATCGGAGAGGACGTGATATGTGTTAAATCAGCTAAAGGATACCACTACCAACACGTTCGCCTCTTGAGGAAACCAGATGAGTAAGCACCATTGTACCTACTGTAATCGTCGTGTCTTTGTTGTCAAGAAGTCACCCCATATCTTCGCCCACTCCTGTCTTCTGGTCTTGACCTTTGGGCTATGGTTACCAATTTGGATTTGGAAGGTGATCCATAACACCTACCAGTGCTCAAGATGTGGTACAACTGTTTAAGCAAATTCTAAACCACGTTAGATTGATCTTTCCGTAGACGCTGAAAACCTATTTGATAGGCGTCTATGGAACTCACGTTTACTACAAATTCGTTCCGTTCAGTCAAGATACGTGAAGCCACCCTCAATGGCCGCAAGTATCTTGTTGCTCCTCTTGCTTTGATTACTCCCGGTGTTTTAGCCGGCAGCAAGGGACGCCTGTTCTATCCCCCAGAAGAAACTCATCGCAACATCGAACAATGGAATGGTATGCCTTTAACGGTAAACCACCCAGTTGTCGATGGTATCAACGTCTCCGCACGTTCTGCCAAGGTCTTAGACCAATATGCAATCGGCACCGTTCTGAATTCCCGTATCACCCCCAGAGGAAAACTAGGGGCTGAGGGTTGGTTTGATATTGAACTAACTCAGAAGAAAGAACCACGAATCCTTGAAGCACTTCGCCGTGGTCAACCAATCGAGTTATCGACCGGACTGTTCACTGATAACTACCTTGCGGCGAACGGATCAAACCACAACGGTAAGTCTTACACCCACGTTGCAAAGAACTATCGTGCCGACCACGTAGCAATCTTGGTTGATCAACAAGGTGCTTGCTCGTTGCGAGATGGTTGTGGCGTATTGATTGATAATTGTAAGACTGGCGAGAACGCTGGCAAACCCGGACCATGCCCAACTGGGGGTACTGAACCTAATAAACATGGTGCTAATGTTGGTGCTGTTGGGTCAGAAGAAGAAGCTAAAGCATTTACAGATAAACATGGCGGCACTTTCAAAGAGCAAAAAAATGCCTACGGAAAAACTATTGGGTATGGTATCCACGCTCCTCATGATGCTGATGAAACCTTAAGGATTGAATTCACAAGAGCACTATTCAGACATAAACAATCTAAAGGTAAGCCAACAGCCAATTGGTCTGAAGCAGCCCGTATCGCTGCAATCCTTGCCCGTAGGACCGGACGTAGTGCGAAACGTTTAGTGAAGACTGCGATCAAAGGAAAGGTCAACAAGGTCAAGAGCGAAGTCCAACGAGTGCGTGACGCGATTGCGAAGAAGGGACAGAGCGTTGTAGACAAGGTCAAGGGTAAAGGACAAGAGCCACCCCCACTCCCGAAACGCGATAAGGCAAAAGCGACACCACCTCCTCTTCCTCAAAAGAAGGACAAGCCAAAACCCCCACCATTACCACAGAAGAAGGACACGACACCCTACGAAGTTAAGGAAGCAGAGAAGCAGGGAAAACGTTCGGCAATACCCGAAGTCCAACGAGTTAAGAAAGCGATCAAGGTAAAACGAGAGAAACCACAAGCCACCCATAAACCTCCTCAAGCCTCTACTCCAAAGCCTAGTGGTGATCGTGTTAAGGCTTTGAGAGAGCAGATTGCGATAGACAAAGAGCGAACGGCGAAAGCGAAGTCTGAATCAAGCCGAATCAAAAAGGAGATGAAGAACACAAGAACTCCTTCAAACCCAGAAGCCAAGACCTTACGCCGAAAGATCGGTGCTCAAAAAGGTAAGAACACCAAAGCCCAGAAGAAGATTCGGAAATTACAAGCATCAATGAGAGAGGACTAATCATGCCGTTGTTCAATCCGGGGAACGTGAATCAAAGCAAGCCTTGGAAACCTCCAGTTACAAATTGTAAAGCAACTGGTAAACCGGGACCATGTAAGAAGACAGGACAGGCTGTTGTTGCTTCAAAGAAAGCTGATGCATTAGAAAAACAATATGACACAGGCCCACTAAAAGCAGCTGGTGGTGTTAGCAAACAAACTGTTGCTGATGCTCATTATGCAGCAATGGTAAAACACCAAAAAGCAGCAAAGTCAGCTGCTAATGAAGCAACAAGAGGGTTTCATGATCTAGAAACAACCAGACATCAAACTAAACATAAACAATTTACAGCAAACTCAATAGGAGTAGAACCAATGACGAAGCGTGAACGAGCAACCTTGATTGACGAATTGGTAACCAACGGCTGCGGCTGTTGGACGGAAGAAGACCGCGATATTTTGCGTGCCTTTGAACCAGATCGTCTCCGCAACCTTGTGGCCAATGCGAAAGCAAGTGCCGCGAACGAAGCCTTGGTAGCAAATCTGCGAACCAAGATCGGACTTGAAGAAGGACAAGACTTCACCGAAGAAACGTTTGATTCTTTCATCGCAAACCTCAAGACCGATGACGATGACGATGATGATGATGACGATGATGACGATACCGAAACGCCTGTTGGAAACTGTGCCGGAGATATGGAACCCGATGGGGATGAAAAAATGAAGAAGAAAAAGAAGGTGATGCCGACGATGAATGCTCAGATGACCAACGAACAATGGTTGGCTTCTGCTCCGCCTGAAGTAGTTGCTGCTTTCAATACAGCAATCAAGATCGACAAGCAAGCGAAGATCGCAGTAGTGAATCAACTCACGGCGAACACGGCTGCAGAGAAGAAGCAAGCAGTGGTCAATCTTCTGATGTCGAAGTCTCTTGAAGAACTCCAACTGTTGGCTGATGCGATGCCGGCACCCAAGGCGACTCTTGTCGGAAACTCTGGCCAAGGTAAGAATCGTCTCAGCGTCTCCTTCTTCGGCGGACAAGGGGAGAACGAACCAATCAACAACGCCTACAGTCAAAAGAACGACGATGACTTTGATCCAGAAGACATCCTGCCGATTCCAACGGTCAATTGGGGTGAACAAAACTAAGTAAAACAGCATCGCTCTTAACTCAAAAGCAAACATCAGGAGATTGATCATGCCAAAAGGCAGTGGAATTATTGTTACCTCAAATCCCCAAGGAAAACAACTTGAAGGGTTTGTGAGTGGAACGCCCAAACCGGGCACGATGATGCAGATTCAAGTTGGTACTGCACTCGTTGGTGGTCGGTTCACGTGGGAAGCCTACGCACCGGGGGCGGACGGCGAACAACGTCTTGTTGCTATCCTTCTCCCGAACGATGAAGAAGGACAATTGGCAACAACTGCATTTGTGTCAGGTACTCGATGTAAACTTTATGTACCGTGCGCAGGTGAAGAGATGAACATCTTGTTCGGCGATACGGCTGGTACGGGTGATGACATCGCCGTTGGTGATATGCTCATTGCTGATACAGGCACAGGGAAGTTTATCAAGACAACTGGTTCGCCGGAATCGGAACCGTTCCAAGCCTTGGAGGCACTCAGCGATCCAACGGCTGACCAATTGTTGTGGGTGCAAGCAACCGGACAATAACAACCTCTTCCCCTGACCTCTGTTGGTTCGGGGAGTCACTTACGTTACTTCCTTCAGGAGAAGATTCGGATGAATATGTTTCAAGATTTTATCATCAATGGAGCAGGTCACGGCGAAGTTGGTGAAGCATTACAAGGTGTGCGGTTTGATCCAGGTATGCTGCGTCCCTACGTTCACAAAGGCCAACGCTGCGTAACGGTCAACACCGGACGTTCAAAGATCAACACAACGACCGGACGTGTTGAACCGATTTACGAACAAGTTCGTATCGGAGACTTGATGGGCCAAGGTATCTTCTCTCCTGTGTTCAACGCTACGTCGTTGCGCAAGGAAGAATGGATTCAACTTGACCAAGTGGTTATTCGTGCTGCTCGCCAACGTTTGCGTGCTTGGAGTGACCTTGCTTCTGCCAATACCTTTGGTGGATTCAACGGTATGACCAAGATGATTCTCGAACACGAAACGATGAGTGATCCGGGGGAAGCCATCGTTGATATGGATGGCTTGACGGATGGCCGCACGGATGCTCCGAAGTTCCAACTGGAAGGGTTGCCTCTCCCAATTACCCACAGTGACTTTTACTTCAGCCAACGTCGTCTGGGTATCTCTCGCAACAGTGGTACTCCTCTCGATACCACAATGGCTGAAGCTGCAGGGCGTCGTGTCGCGGAGATGATTGAGAAAACGTTGATTGGGGTTGAAACAGGCGTCACCTACGGAGGTAACTCCACCCAAGTTGGTGGGTATGGGCGAACGTCGTCTGTCTATGGTTACTTGAACTTCCCCCAACGTCTGACGAAAGTCAACCTGACCGTTCCAACCGGAAGCAATCCAGATCGGACAGTTGCCGACGTTCTGGCAATGCGAGATCAATTGTATGGAGCCAATTTCTATGGTCCATATATGATCTACCATTCGACAGACTGGGATCAATACCTTGACAACGATTACGCCTTTGCTTCTGGTACGGGCGTAACTGCCCCAAACAAGACGCTGCGCAATCGTCTCCGTGAGATTGAAGGTATTCAAGATGTTCGCCGTCTGGACTACTTGACCGCTGCGAACAGTCATGCCTTTACGATGATCATGGTCCAAATGACTCAAGACGTTTGTCGTGCGGTCGATGGCCTTGGTATCACGACAGTTCAGTGGGAGTCAAACGGCGGCATGAAGGTGAACTTCAAAGTGATGTGTATTCAGGTGCCGCAGCTTCGTGCTGACTTCAATGGCAACTGCGGCATCCTTCACGCTCGCACCGCGTAAGCAACAAAACCAATCGCCCATATTCTTGTTTTCTTCAATCCAAAAGGAGTACCAACTCATGGCGAATCTCACTCGTTTCAAATTGAACTACAGCAACCACGGCGACACCGATCCACACACAAAGCAGAATACGGTTTACGTCGCTGGAGATGTTTTCGATTCTCCGCACGACCTTCTGAAAGAAAATACTCTCGCTGCCAAACCCAAGTTTGAGTTGGCTGGACCAAAAGCGAAGTTGAAATATGTCGGCGCACCAGGATACGTTAAGACAGAAGCAACGAAGTCTGTTGAGGAATCTTCGCCTGCTTCAAACCCTAGCTTAGGGGGTACTTTCTCGGCAATGACTGTTGAGGAGTTGAAACGATTCGCCGCAGATGAGGAGATTGACCTTGGTAAAGCAAAGACCAAAGAGCAAATCCTTGAGGTCATCCAACAAGCTACTTCTGCGAAGGAGTAAGCAATGGATTACAAGGGACCAGGGGAATACAGAAAAGAATCTACAGCCTTCTTTTCTAACCCGTTGACTGAGATTGTGTGGCTGTTAGCGATGGTGTTGTTTATTGCTCTGTGCGCATACGCAGGTATGACCAACGATACCTACAGCAGAAGAGTACCAAATGCAAACGATGCTTCTGCTACTAAGCCTGACGCTAGTAGCCGATGAACTACCTGTAGTCTCTCTTCCAAGTGAGGCAAAAGTTAAACTTGGAAGACTCCTTGTCTTGTCCGCAAAGACCAACGGGAAAGTTATCAAGTGGGTTAAGTCTTCAGATGATGTTGATCTGATTCCTCTGACCGATGATGGGAAAAAGGTCATATTCTGCTCAATGACACCGGGAACCCATCGCATAGTTGCATACACAGCACTTGGAGATAATCCTAGTGAACCTGTAACCATAACAATAACGGTAGGAGACACTGGACCCAATCCGCCTCCCGGTCCTAATCCGCCACCACCTATTCCTGATAACCCACTGACTGCGAAACTACAAAAGGAGTACAACAAAGACCCAAGCCAACCAGCTGATAAGACAAAATGGAAAACTCAGATAATTGCTTTGTTTGAGGCGATGGCAAGCCACGTCAAGAACAAGAACACTCCTACGGTCGGAGACTTGATGGTTGACTATGAAGCAGCAAGAAACTCACTACTGCCAAAGGATGTACTCAAAGACCTTCGCCTAGCGATTGGGCAAGAGATATTCACCATCGTGGGAGAAGATACAGAACGAACCATCACCGCAGAATTGCGTATTCAAATTCAGGAAGGATTCTTAGCAATTGCCAACGCCCTGAAGGGAGTCGAGTAAGGTGGCACGCTGTATCCTACTTGGGATTCTTGTTACTTGTGTTTTATCAGCAATAATCACAGGTATCTCAGGATTCACTAATAACTCAAACCACTTGTTAGCTTGTGTAGTTTTTTGTTTCTTGTCTGCTGGGTTGTTAAACTGGGTCAAGGAGAAATAATCATGGCCGAAGAGAATGAAAACACTCAACCCGAACCAACCCCTCCTGAAACTCCCCAACCTCCTTCAGGAAATACTTGGTGGGATTGGGTCAAAGTCTTACTACCGACTAATGTCAAGAAGATAGCTTTTGCTACAGGCCTTACTGTAATTCTGTCTGTGGTAAATTGCTTTCGAGTAGACAATGGCCAAGAACCTTTACCAATCCCAGACATTCCACTACCATTGTGGCCTGATGGTATCGTCTCTCCCGGTGTTGATGGTAGAAACGACGCACTACAAACGCTCAGAACCTTTCAGGGGTTTGCTGAGTTTAGCGAAACAGAAGCAAATCAACTAATTGTAGGAGCGGATGAGGATGTACCACTCTGGAAGTTCTACCTCACAGCTAACGGAATACCAATACAAGATCGTGACCAACTCGACATTGGTAGTTGTGTATCATTTGGATATGCGGGCGCATGCGAATTACGCATTGCTGTCCAGTATGTTACAAAAAAGGGAGGACCGATCAGTAAAGTTCCCAACTTGGTACAAGAAGTTATTTACGGTTCATCCAGAGTTGATGTTAACGGTGGAAGGTGTCCTATCCCATTTGGACCGGACGGCAGGAATGATGGTAGCTGTGGTGCTTGGGCCGTCAAAGCGTTATCATCAATTGGTCTGCTTGAAAGAAAGACCTACCCCAATGTTGATCTAACAACCTACTCTGTAGCACTCTGTAAGAAGTGGGGTGATTCTGGAGTACCAGCAGACATCAAAACTGAAGCAAAGAAGAATCTTTGTACTTACGCTCTTGTAAAGAACTGCGAAGAATTGTTGAAGTCTCTTCAGATCGGTTGCCCAGTAGCTGTTTGTTCTTCTATCGGGTTTGGTAATGTACCGTGTACAAGAGATGGAGATGGCAGACTCAGAGCAGTGAACCGTTGGGGACACTGTATGTACATCGCTGGTTATCGAGCAGACATCAAATCCTTCCTCATCATCAACAGTTGGGGTAAGCGTTGGGTTAATGGGCCAAAAGGAAAGTATGAAGACATTCCTGATGGTTCGTTTTGGGCCGATTGGGCAACCGTCGAACGGATGTTGAACAACGGCAACGATCCAGACTCCTACGCGATTAGCGGGGTGAATGGATTTAAGAGAACAAAACTCAAAGCAGAAGACTGGGCAGTTGTTGCTCCACTTATAAAGCCCAAACAACCATTCCTTAGAGGAGTTGATCATGCATTCGTTTTGGCTTGGTAGTTTGACAATTGGGTTAATCCTAACTTGTTTCTTGAGTAATGGTATTGCTCAAGAAGACTTAGAAAAAGCAAAAGCAGCATTAGCTTTGTCTCAGTCTCAACGAGAAAGAGAGAAAGGAATCAGCCAGATAAAAACCAGCCCAATCAAAAAAGATGTAGGCATTCACGAAGGTAGATATTATGAAAATCTTGAATTGGCTAAGAGAGTTGCCAAGGCGTTGAAAAGACCACTCGTTGTGTGGGTTGGAGTTAAGCCGATAGACGTATCGGGAGAACCAATATTCAAAGCCATAGAAGATGAGACAATCAATGTCTACCTAGATTCATACAACAATAGCAACACACCTAGAATAGTTGTGAAGGACCCAACGAACGATAAAGAGTTTGGTATCTTGAAAACAACCTTTGATCGTTCAACTCCAATAGGAATACGCTACAGAATGGGACTCCCTATTCCAGATGATGTTTTTTACCTCTACATCAAAGAAACTCAAGCATCAAGTAAGAAACAGCAGATAGTAACTCTCTGCAGCACTTGAGATTAAGACAACACCTCCAGTTAGGAGTTAGTCATCGTGGTTTATCTCCTGTTGTTTATTTCTATTGAATATGCTGTGTGGGTACAAGAAAATAGTACCTACCAACATACAACCAGAGAGGTAATTGTTGCTGATGTTAAAATGTTTGCTGTTAGAGATAGTAGAGAAGCCTACTACTTATTACAGCAAGCAATTAAATCTCGTGAGGTTGCTCGCGACGAAGTAAAAACATACAACAGTAGACAAAAATACAATCAATGGGAGATGGAGACGCAGTGGAGAATAGATTGTTGGTGGTGTTTGTATAACGCCTTAACCAAACCTGTAAACAAAAATAAAACAATTGAGGTTTGTGGGGACGTAACAACAATCACCTATATTTGGGGTTGGTCAAATTATGACCGAATCCTAGCTCTTGAACAACTGAAAAGTTTAATCGGTGATGAGGCATTCTACGCTGGGAAGATGCCAAACCCGATGCCTACTTACCATTACAATCCCAGATAGGAGAGTACCAATGTTGAAACGTCCGTTGTGGGAATATCTAGCTGCGTTTGCAGTCGGATCAGTTGTGGTTTTGATAGCCATTTGGGCTTTTGAATCAAGAGAAAGAAATGGCCCACGCAACATCATTGTGGAGGAGAAGAATGGAATCAAAATCTACTCCGCTGCTGGCGACACCTACACCGTAAGCACGATCAAGTTTGTTGACAAAGATGGTAACTCAGTCATCACGATCAATGCTGGTCCGCCACCGACAATTGATATTGTTGATGAGAAGGGACGTACCAAAAGTATCGACCTACGGAAGCTGGCGTCACGAGCAAGTTTCTTTGGAGACTCTAATGAGTAAACATCCGGGTGGGCCGCACGCAATCGTTCGTATTGGAGAAGTAGAACGGACGATGCTTGTTCACCCCGCAGATTCGTCCCTGTTTGATCTTCTACTCCTCCTCCAGAGAGATGCTGGGGCGACAACCCTAACTCAGATATTGTTTGAGTTGATTCAAACGTATCGCACATACCAGTCAATGTTATTAGAAGCCCAAGACAAGGAGCACCAAGCGATGGTTTTCAAAGTATTTCAAACCAAGTTGATCGGATTCTTCGATAAAGTTATCAGCCACACGACGATGATGCCAAACGTCAACAAGGTGGCGGTGGCAGCGAAAGACTTTGTGAAGAACAAGGCTGCTGAATTTCAACCCCAACTTGAGGAATTATTTGCTCAGGAGAAGTTTGATCAAGCAGTTGATGTGCTTGTACTTCTCCTGAAGGGGAATCTCAACCACGTCATCATCCCTGCTGGTGGATTCTGGGCACGTCTCTTTGGTCGTGTTCTTCCGGTTGATCCTGTGGTTGATCTTCTTGGAAGTTGGTTGAAGAACAATCGCGTGCTCTTCAAAGATGCCGCAGGTGATGGGAACCCGATGTCCGCGATAGGGGAAGAAAGCTAATGGCACAGAGAACAACCACTACGCTAGTCCAAGCCTTGTTGGAAACAAACGGAGAAGACTACCGTAGCGGTGTTAGTCTTCAACCGTTTGTTGATTCTGCTACGGTGTTGGTAGATCGTGTCGCAACGAAGGCAACGGCAAAAGGCTATACCCTTCTTGCGACCGAACTTGAGTTGATTGAACGTTGGTTATCCGCCCATGCCTACGCGATGGTTGATCAGACTCTTGCTAGTAAGTCAACCAACGGTCGGTCTGGTAGATTCCAAGGCCAGACCGGGATGCGTCTTGAGGCCACCAAGTATGGTCAAATGGCGTTGATGCTTGATACATCAGGAGCGTTGGAAGCGATCAACAAAAGACAAGTAGCCGGAATTACATGGCTGGGGGTTACCGAAAACGAAGCCCTGGACTACGAAGATCGTCAGTAACTAACCTAGAAGCCTCTTTAACGAAGGAACTAAGTTAAGGTAGGTAAATATCCATCTAACCGAAGAAGATTCGTTAGAGAGGCTTCTAGGAAGGAAGAATTATGAGCGTAGAACGTCGGACGATGGGACAGAAAGCGGTCTTGTGGACGAAGGCAGGAACCTTCGATAACTACGGGAATCCGGTTTTCAGTGAACCAGAAGAGATTGACTGTAATTGGAAGCGTTCCCGACGTTTGGCGAGTGGACAACAAAGAGGGACGGATACAGTCGATGCAACGATGGATATCAAACAGCTCATCGAACCGGGAGCACAGGTTTATCTAGGGACACTTGAGACTTGGTACGGTAGCGGTTCGGGGGGGAATAATGATCTTGTGATGATTGTTGTCTCTTGCGACGAATGCGCTGACGTTCGCAATCGGGTTACGGGATACACCTGTGCTCTACAGTATGCAAAAGATCAAAGCCCAAGTTAGGGGGGTTAAACAATGCAAATAGATGGTCTCACAAAGGTGATAGCAAAACTGAAACTTGCTTCTCTTCAATATGGTACAACAAAAGTTTCAGTTGTTGTTGGTTATACTGCTGCTCATGCTCTTCCTGTACATGAGAATCGGGCAATGGTATTAAAAGGACAACCCCGTAGAGCACCAAGCAAAGGACTCTACTGGGACCCATTAGGTAAAGCCCGTCCGGGGTTTTTGCTAGATGTTAGTCGTGAGCAACACCGCGAAATAGCTAGAGTGGTTGAGCAAGCACTCAAACAAGGACTACCATTAGATAAGGCATTACTATTAGGTGGACTTCTCCTCCAGAGAGAATCGCAAGAAGCGGTTCCGGTTGATACTGGAACTTTGAAGGCGAGTGCTTTTACTCGAATTGAATCCACTAGTTGAGATTAGAGGCAGGGGAATACCCAGGTTGTTGGTACTCTACTGATGTAAACCCCTGTCTCTATTTTGGAGAAGAACTTGAAAATCTTAGATACGCCGATCAATTATGATCCTGGGACTGCTGTCACTTTTACGACGACTGCTGCTCAAGCAATGACCGCACTTTCTACGACAAATTTGCGAAAGACCTTCACGGTCCCAGCCGCAGGTGCGGTGAGAGTACGGTTGGAATTTACTCTACATGGTACTACGACTTTTCCGCAATTGTTAATGGGTATTTTGGAAAGCACAACGGTTATTGCCCGCGTCCCTCCAAAGTACAACGTCGCCAACGTCGCAGCAACGTCTCTTGTTCGTGGAGAGGTTGAATTTACAATTGGCGGCCTGACTCCCGGTGCTTCACTCACTTGGGATGTGGCAATGAGCGTGGAAACGGCTGTTGCGTCGTCAGGTATCAAATGTGGTGGCCCAAATGACACAACAGCGAATAATGCGTTTGGAGCATTCATCTATGAACTGTGGGACGTTGACCCATATCCTACCAATTTCAAGTCAACGAGCATTGACGGCAACGGGCGCGTAGACGCAATCAAGATTGCGGGCACGACGCAAACCGCACGCGATATTGGAGCCAGCGTTCTCGTCTCGGCTGGCACAGGTGCAGGTCAACTGGACTTTACAAGTGGACGCCTAAACGTGAACACCACTCACGCTGATGGGACCGCGTGGAATTCAGGTGCATTAACCGGGGCTACGATTGGTTCGGGTTACATCAGTGCAATTACAAGCGGACTAGCTACATCGAGCGAAGTGCTGCCGATGGCAATGGAGGTGTCATCTATATTCACCGACACTGGAACTAGCATTCCAGCAACGTTGGCTATAATTGCTGGCTACCTTGATACCGAAATCACAGACATCAAGGGAGTCACAGACAAACTCGACACCGCGTTAGAACTTGATGGCTCTGTGTATCGCTTCACGACCAACGCACTCGAACAAGCCCCTTCCGGCGGTGGTGGTGGGACGGACTGGACTACTGATGAGAAAACAGCTATCCGCTCAATTCTCGGCATCCCTGCAAGCGGCACAGCACCCGACGATCCGACAACCGGCATCCTAGACACGATCCGTGACGCTGTTGGTGTGGTCGATGGCGTCGTCGATGCGATCATCGTGGATACGGCTGAAATTGGAGCAGCAGGTGCAGGATTAACCGCCTTGGCCCCTGCCTCAACTGCCTTATCAACAGCAGTATGGACTTCAACAATTGCTGGACGGATAGATGCGGCCATTACTACACGGCAAGAAACCTTCACTATTCCAACAAACTTTGCCAGTCTGAATATTGACGGAAGTGGCCACATCATCTTACAAAATAATTCTCTTACAACAAACAAGCTGGGAACATTTGCCCTAGCCAAAACAACAAACATAACAGGATTCAACGATGTGTCCGCTGCTCAAGTAAACACCGAAGCTGATACGGCCCTAAGTGATGTCGGAGCAACTCTAACCCGCTATGGGTATCTGGACAAGTTAAACATAACGGGTAATGTCGCTTCGTCGGCGGAAGTTACCGCAATTCAAAACAACACTCGGATCGTATTCATTGTCCCTGAGCAGGTGATTCGGCCAACTACTGGAACAACGACGGTTTATGTGCGGGTATATTTATACGACAGTACTGGAAACATGGAAGCCCCAGATAGTGCCCCGACGATTGAAGTACGAAATGCAGCAGGAACCGATCTAACCTCAAGACTTGTGTCTGCTACAGGAACACTTGAATCAACTGGTGTTTACCGTTGGGCCTATACAAGTAGTTCAACAGACAGCCTGGAACAGATTCTTTGGTCACTTACCATCGTTGAGGGGGGAGTAACACGGGCTAACGGTCGTGCGTCGTGGGTAACAGACACTTATGTTACTGACTTCACTACTTCTGATCGCACTGCTCTAAACAGTATTGTTACAACCCTATCTTCACCAGTTGACTCCAATGTTGTGGAGTGGGGTGGAAACCCAAGTGCTATTCAAAATGATCCAACCAATGATACACCCCTAGTTTCGGTTACCTACTTTTACTCAATCCCAGCTGGAACATCAACTCCAATATATTTGGATAATGGTAGTTCAACTTTTCCATTAGTCGGAACAGCGAGGTTGCAAGATATTAATGATAACACCATAGGGATTCGCTCCGATGTTGGTGGAACAACTTGGTGGATTAATGACCTTCGCGGCATTAGGGGAACAGAGATTCCTTACACTGAGGGGAGTCAAGAAAGGATGGCAAATGCCTTCTCTACACAGTACAACGTAGCAACTCCAGTATTTACGTCGGCAAGCGTAAACCAAACAGGTGATACGTTCTCCCGTATTGGAAACAACGGATCATCCCTTACTCAAGTAGGTTTAGCTGATGGAGCAATTACAGACGCCAAGATTACATTTCCCCCAGAAACGGCTGGACGCCCAACAACCTTCTTGGCAGCAATGAGAAGAGTGTGGGAGTGGGCCACAAATAAGCGTACAAGAAATAGAACTACGGGAATAGTGTCTTTACAAAACGCTGCTGACACCTCTACCCTTGAAACCCAAACTCAATCAACAGTAGATGTGGTTGATACCCAAACTCAAGGGAGTTGATTATGGCAGTTGATCCAGCATTCTTTGGGTTTATCTCATTTAATTTTCCAGCAGCAACAGGAACTAGCTTACCAACAGGTGATTTTGTGGGAACCGATTTAGACCATTCTCCAGCTGATATTATCCGATCTCTGTTGTCCAACATTAGTGGTATTGGCTCTCTTCCATCTGCTGAAATTGATTGGCCTATTAGTTGTTCTCTTGAACTACCAAACCCGGACAACACAATAACTGTGTTTGATACCCAAGGAACCGACGACGGGTATCATCAAACAAATGGGGAAGTTCAAGGAATGAACGGCATCCAAATAAGAATTAGGGGAACTGATCATCAAACAGGGTGGAGAAAATCGAATCAAGTATACAACACTCTGAGCAAAGGGGTTTACCAAGTCTATGTAGTAATAGATGAGATTTACTACTTAGTTCATTCTGTAACTATCACAAGTGATATATTACCATTAGGAGAGGAGGCACCTAAATCACGGAGACAGATATTTACGATAAACGCAGTAGCTAGTATTTTACGAATTGTTTCAAACTAAGGGGACTGAAAAATGGCGGCACCAACCGTAACGGCAAGATCAACTCCAGCAGGTATTCCTCTAACTGAGGGATACCAAATACTGTTTGCATTTGAACGTGATCCTGATATCAGTATTTGGGAAAAAACAGTCAAACTCCCAAGTATTGATATGGGTGACCCTATTGACATCTCATCTCAGCATAGTGTTGAGTGGATACCGATGGTGTCTGCGGCATTGGCAACACTAGGCGAAATTACAATCAGCGGTTCGTTTGATCCGAACGCCTACAACCAACTGATTGCGATGAAAGGAATCAACCAATCGTGTACTCTTCATCTACCAGACGGTAGTACAATTGCGTTCTGGGGCTACCTCAAGAAAGTTGAAGGGCCGGAGGGTAAGAAGAAAGAACAACCAGACTTGAGTATCACCGTTCAACCTTCAAACTACGATCCAGAAAACCATGTGGTTGCTGGTCCAGTAATTACTTCGGTGTCTGGAACCTAACAACAAAACTTTCGCCCATATTTATCAACCAAAGAGAGTACCATGAAAGAGATTCCTGACGTATTGGACTTCAACGAGTTGGAAACGATTGAGGTTCCAGTCAAATACAAGAAGAAAGAATATGTGCTTGTAGAGGCTTCAGGTGAAGCAGTAGTTAAATACCGCAACAAGATGTCAAAGTGTGCCAAATTATCCTCTGGAGGAAAGGTTGCGGAGGTGACCGACCTTGCCAGTGTTGAGCCATACCTTGTCTCGCTGTGTCTTTTTGAAATCGACGGTGATAAGCGTAAACCCGTCAGCGTTCAAACAGTTGAGAAGTTTGAAAACCGTGTCATGAAGAAACTCTATGAAACGGCCAAGCGTATTTCAAACATTGATGAAGATGAGGAAACGAAAGAAAACCTTGAGACCAAAAAGAAGGAGATTGAAGAAAGACTGGAAGAGTTAGCCAACAAGGATGAAGAAACAAAAAACGCCTCAAGCGATACTCGGGCTGGTTAATCCTAGCAGAGCGGCAAGGTAAGTCTCTCGCAGATTGTATGAGAGAGACTACCTATCGTGAGTATCGCTTGTGGATGGAGTGGTTTGCAGATGAGGGTAATCGACCATCACGGACAGATTACTACTTGATGCAAGTGGCTGCGAGGGTGATTCTAGCCAACGCAAAAGAAGGGGCTACTCTTTCTTATGACGATCTGAAAATCAACTTTGAGCCACCAAAAGAATCCAATATAAAAGAACAGCCAGCAGTTCAAGACCCAGTAGCGTTCTCGAAAGCATTGATCAGGGGATTCCAAACAGCGTTCGGCGGTAAAGTTACCGTCGTTGAGAAACCAAAAGCAGAGTAGGGGGTAATCCATAATGGCGAACGGAGTAGAACTTGGTAGAATGTTTGTTCGCCTTATGGGTGACGGAACTAGCTTCAAGAAAATGATGCAGGACGCGGAAACATCTACTGGAAATGCATCAGGTGAATTCAAACGACAGACGACAACAATGGGGAAACTATCTCAAGAAGTTGGTGGCTACACAAATATGGTGAAAGGATTCGCCGTATCGCTCTTAGCAATGGCAGGACTTGGCGGTATCTTCCACAGTCTCAAGTCTGGTATCTCTCTCGCATCCCAAGCAGAAGAGAACGAAGTAGCATTTGGTACAATGCTCAAATCAGCAGAAGCAGGCAAGGAGATGGTAAAGCAAATTCAAGACCTTGCTGCCAAGACTCCAATGAGTACTGCAGGACTTCAGCAATCAGCCAAAACTCTCCTCCAATTTGGTGTCGAAGGGAAAAATGTTATACCGATCATGAAGATGTTGGGAGACGTTACGGGTGGTAATGAGGAGAAGCTGGGTTATATGACTCTTGCGTTCGGTCAAATGGCATCGACCGGACGGCTAATGGGTCAAGACCTAAATCAGATGATCAACGCAGGCTTTAATCCTCTTCAGGAAATGGCCCGCACATCTGGTCGATCAATGGAATACTGGAAAGGAGAAATGGAGAGGGGGCGTATTAGTATTCATCAAGTAGTTGGTGCTCTTCAAAGTGCTACAAAGGCTGGTGGTAGCTTCGATGGGTTGATGGAGAAACAGAGCAAGACGGTCAGCGGTCTATTCTCCACCATGCAAGATGATATCAACGCTTCTCTCCGAGAGATTGGAAAAGACTTGATTGAGAATCTGAATCTCAAGTTCTTCATCGAAGAAGTGAGCAAAGCTGCGCAGATGTTTACTACTTGGTTCAAGAGTATTAACCCCCAAACCAAAGCGATGACTGTTGCGGTTATGGGGGTGGTTGCTGCTTTTGGGTTACTTGCAGTTGCTATCGCGTTCGCTGGTAAAATACTTAATCTTGCATTCGGCGGTATGCCCCTGATTGCCGGTTTGATTATAACTGGTATTGCTGCTCTTGCTGGTTATGTCTCTTACCTTGTTGTTCGAGTCAAAGGTTTAGCAAACGCTTGGGACTGGGTTAAGACAACTGCAAGCGACGCATGGGATTGGGTTAAGCGTAAAGCTCAGGCCTTTTGGAATTGGCTCAAGCCATCCTACAACGTTGCGAAAGAATATGCCGTTGCTGCCTGGGAATGGATATCAAGAAAAGCGATTGCTGGCTGGGAATGGATGATGAAGACAGGGCAGATGTTCTTTGATTGGATGAAACAAGCATGGTCGGACTTTGTATCTTGGGCTACTCCGATCTGGAATGCGTTTGTCTCTCTGGTTCTCCTTAGTTGGCACCACATAAAACGTATTGCCTTAATCGTTTGGGAGGCAATTGTCAAAGCTGCCACTTGGCTTTGGGATCAAATCGTTTACGTGTTTGATTCAATCTGGGACACAATCTCAACCGTATTCAGTATGATCGTCGGTGATTCCGAGATAAGCTGGAACAAGATTCGTGACTACATTCTTGAAGCATTCATTGCTGCTGAGTTTGCTATTGAGAACTTCAGCACCCTAATGGAATACTTCGACACAGGAGCAATTTATCATATTGAACGCTTCAAAAACAGCTTCCTGTTCATTTTCACCGACGTAATACCAGCAGCAATTGGTTGGTTACGAACGGAGTGGAAAAACATTTTCATGGATATGTTTACTTTTACTGGTGCCATCTTCATGGATATGGCAAAGAACATTGGATCAATGGCAAAGAATATCAAGAAGCTAATAACCGGCGAACTGACGATGAAGGATATTTGGTCCAACTTTGATATCACCAAGAGTATAGAAACCAAAACAACCAAGTTTCAGATGCCCAAACGAGAGATTGGTTATGTTGAAAATCTCCTCAAGGAAGAATTTAACCGTCAGGGTGCTGCACTAGGTATCTCCTACGAAGAGTTCAAGAAACAGAAGATGGAAGAATACAAACGGGCTGGTGGCGCGGTCGAACCAGATTCGGTTGTCCCAGAAGATCAAGTTGCGGCAATCAATAATGCAGCTAAAGATACTGGTGTTGAGCTTGGTAAAGCAATAACGAAGGGAGCCAAATCAGAACTACAGAAGTTTGATGCGGTGTTGGCTACTTCGGCAGAAGCGATTAGCCGCATTGCTGAGTTCCAAGAAAAGATGAACTCTGTTCGTAACCCCCAAGACAACCTCAACCTCACCGGCAATACCCCCACCACAGGACCAACAAGATTCGATGCAGTTAACAATCTCTCCGCTGATGCAGCAACGAGAAAAGATAATAGCACCACACTCCTCAAAGAGATTCGAGATGAGTTGAAAGTCCAGACCAGAGAAGGGGGAGTGAAACTTGAGGCTGCTAACCTAGAAGGATAATAAGATGGCCGTAAGAATCGTTGAAGGACCATACATATGGGAAGGTAAGCGGGATTCGGAAGGACACCGCGAATGGAGAGTAGTCCATAAAGTAGGTTGCGACCTACTCGATGGGCCTGTTTCTGCTCTTCTATGTCCGGGGTTGCCTACTCCCGGTAGTGTGTGGGCCTTTGGTAATGATCTTGACGCGTGGGCTACCTGTAAACTAGATGCTGAGATCAAACAGTTTGGTGGTAAACCCTCTACTTGGTTTGAAGTCACCCAAATTTTCAGTACAAAGCCGGATACAAAACGTTGCAAAGATCAGCAGATTGAAGACCCACTAATGCAGCCTCCAAAGGTTAGTGGTGGGACAGCTAAATTCTCTGAGGAAGCCACCCACGACCGCTATGGTAATCCAATTTTCAACTCTGCATTCGAGCAGATACGTGGACCGCAAGTAGAGTTTGATAAGAACAAGCATACAGTCAACATTGAGATGAACGTACCGTCTCTCTTGTTGGACTACGTTAGTTCTTTCGTTGACGGAGTTAATGACACGACGTTATGGGGTAATGCAGCCCGTACTGTCAAGCTATCAGACTTCCAGTGGGAGAAGAAATACTACGGCACCTGCTACGTTTACTACACTTGGAAGTTTACCTTTGAGATTGATTATCGTGGTTGGGATAGAACTCTGCTCGATGAAGGAACAAAAGTCATTCGGGGTGACTGGGACCGCGATCCAAACTCGGATAGATATACAGACTGGGTTATGGCGACCGGTGCCGACACTTCAAACCCTTCTGACTTCATCCGATTCAAGGATTGGAACGGCGAAAACTGCCGCGTAATTCTTAATGGCGACGGATTCCCGATTGATACCGGCATTGGTACGGGAACCCTCTTGCCTACAGAAGCAGGAACGATTAGCGTTGAGAAATATGAAGATAAAAACTTTCTTCTGCTTGGTATACCAACAACCCTATAAGGAGTAATCGTGGCAAACGAAGCAACAGTAACCGCAGGCCTACAGATAGCCAAGGGGAATCTCTCCTACGTCTCACGTCCGAACCAGTTTCGTGCAGATGTAGACGGAATAGGCGGACCAACACCGGGACAGATCAACGTACCAGTAACCGGAATCGACGTTGACTTGTCTGTTTTATCTACTCCTGGTTTGTGTCGAATTATTAACCTTGATTCAACCAACTATGTGTTCGGCGGAATCTACGATGGTGCTTCCTTCTTTCCTCTATTTGAGGTACTGCCGGGAGAGTGTTATGTCTTTCGACTTTATAGACACCTAGGGGATGAGTTTGTTGGAACCGGAACCCCTGCCGACGTCAACACGCTGAGGATCATGGCCGACACCGCTGAGTGTAAGGTAAGTGTTGAAGCCTTTGAGAAGTAAATAACCATAAACGAGAGTACCAAAATGTCAAAGAATCGCGTCAATGTAACCTCAACTGTCACGTACCAAAGCCCAGACCTACCAACGATAAGCGTTGATACACGCTTCTCCGAGTTGATTCATTCAGATAACCAGCCTCTCTATCGGATCATCAAAGTACCAACAAACGGACAGTGGATTGATCTTGAAAATGGGTGGATCGAAACCTGTTCAAGACTCTGGTTGAGTAATGAAGAGAGAGTGCCACCAGAACGTATTCCAACCGAAGAAGAACGCCAAGCAGTAGCTGGTCGGATTCTCACCATTGGCATCAATACCGACGCTGGAGTGATTCCATTCGCTACGTTGAAACCGGGGCAAGGATTCTCCATCAGTCCAACCGACTTCAAGAATCTCAAACTGAAAGCTGACCCTACTCCTCTTCAGGAAGTTAAACACATTAAAGTCAACCTCCTTCTAATCTCGGAGTAAGTAATGCCTCAATTTTTTCTCTCTGAATCTGATGTTGAAATGCTGAAAAGATTTAGAGATTACCTGCACTCAACCCGTAGAAATGGTAGAGCAGGAGACTCCCCACCAGATGATTTTCAGAGTACCGACGTTTATATCGCAAAAGTACCAACTGGTGGTATTGCTGGTATTTATGAGCCAGTTGGTACTGGTTCCAATTCTGAGCCTAGTTATGCCGTATGTCAAGTTTACTCAATTTACTACAACTCTACTTCAGGTAACGACGAGTTGTTGGCTGTAACAGGGTTGACACCAAGAGTATACAATATTGGCGAAGAAGCTATCGCAGCAGATTCTTGGGTTGTTATAGCAAAGACAAAGTTTGGGCAATGGGTAACTGATGGCACTACAGTAGGCGGAGGCAGCCTTGAATATGCTATGTGGTATTTAGATGCTGACCTACCAATTGTATTTGGCACAACCAGAACATTACAAAACTGGACAAAAACAAATCCAACTACTTCAGCCACCTATCCAACATTTCCATCAGCAGGAATTTGGCAATACACTTACACAGTTACAGGAGAAGTAATAGGCACTACTGGGCCGGCAATTCTTCAATGTGAGCTTCTAGCGACTGGTGCTGCTTCAATAATTGGACTTACTATACCAAAATCAGTTGTATGCTCTGGATTGGTAGCTGTTGGAGGAAATTATCCTGCAGCCGGAACTGGAGTTATATCAGTCATAGTGGATATTCCAAACCCAGCCTTAGACGGAATAGCAACAAATTGGGAAGTAAATGGAGCGTTGGCTGTAGCAACTCCAGTGTTTTTCAATGGGACTATTTACACTGGAATTTGGAACGCAAATTCATGTACGATGGTTACTATGCACAAAATTGCTTGAGGAGATGTCAAAATGAAATGGTCAGTTGGAATAACAACCGTACCAAGTAGACGGAAAGACCTATTTCCAAAGACTCTTGCCTCAATCCAAAAAGCAGGATTTAAGGTTGATCGTCTATTCGTCGATGGAGAAGCAGACCCAAGTAGTTGGATTAAAGAATTCAACCTACCAATCTCCTCACGATACCCTTTAATCAATACAGCTGCCAACTGGATACTTTCTCTGGGGGAAATGTACCTACGTGACCCTAATGCAGATCGGTACGCGGTGTTTCAAGATGACTTTGTTACGTGTCTTGGATTGCGAGAGTATTTGGAGTGGGTGGGGTATCCGAAAGAAGGTGGGTATCTGAACCTGTACACGTTTCCGAGTAACCAAGCACTCGTGCCGAGAGATAAGATTGGCTTCTTCGAGAGTAACCAGAAAGGGAGGGGTGCCGTCGCTTTGATCTTCGACAACCCTACGGTGGTTGCTCTTCTAACCCACCCCTATATGGTTGCGAGACCAAAAGATATTCACCGTGCGCATCGGTCGATTGACGGGGGTATCTCCGTAACAATGAACTTGCTCGGAAAAAAGGAATGGGTATCGAATCCGAGTTTAACGTACCACACTGGTGCTATCTCTTCAATGGGAAACGCTCGCCACAAGCAAACACTTTCGTTTCGCGGAGAGAGTTGGGATACTCGCGAACTAATTGGCAAAGTTAAGACGTTTTCCGAGATGGGTAGTTAGAAGCGTAGGCAGAGCAGAGATATGACTTCTTTGAGTTGTATTTCTACTCTACTTACTTCCGTGAATTTCTAATATGCCTTTAGCAAAAGCTAACATTTGATCAATTGTAGCGTTCTGTTTCATTCGATTAGCTAAGTCAGAAATTATTTGGATATTTCCCGGTATGTATCCTTTAGTTGAATCAATCCTATCAATACTAGCAGTATCAAATGTTCTGATTTTCTTGCCTGGATTTTCTCTATAAACTAGTTTCAATTTTAAGTAACAACAAAATTCTGGGGTTGGTATATCTTGAATACATATACTGTGTTCAACTCCTCTAGTAGCAGCATTCATTCTTGAAGAGGTTAAAAGAGGTATTCTTTTGTCTTTAGTGAAGTGTTTTGAACAGATGAATCTATGACACCGTTTACAAAACTTATATCTGGCCCCAGTTTTGTAGTAGTAAAAATCTGTATCATATTTTATTTGCTTACATCTTTTACATAAAATCCTCATCTGTATTTTCCCTCTACTCTACTTACTTATAAGTAATTATAAGTAAGTAGAGTAACCCGTACACGCTAGTATAATATCTTAAAGACTTAATAGGGAGTGTAAGTAGGGTAACCCGGAAACTTTTTCGGAACCCAATGTAATGATCCTGCTTCCGAAGTTGCCCCCTAATCCGCAGTAATCGGGTACTATCTTTGTTGGTTAAACAAACACTAACGGAGATAGCTATGAAGCCCAAGAAGAAATTAAAGAGACCTTTCTGGATTCGCAAGATGCGCGAACATCTCTTGGAATCTTACGGAACACGATCACAAGAACTCATCAATCAATGTCCCGGCAATCTTGACTTAACTCTTCCTAGAGGTTGGGATGTTGATTATATATCTATTTTAAGAACATGTCCCTATGATTCAGCAATAGAGACACCGTGTGCAGCTTGTGTAAAGCGACAGCGTCTTGTCTATATTTATGAAAAACATCTCAAATCTATAGAACGCAGATACCATCAATCATTTAAGGAGCACCAATAATGGAATCCAGAAATTTTCGTATCGCACCTATGCTTTCTTTGCTTGCTGGAGTCGTTTTCCCGTCAAGTATGAAACCTAGATCATCACGACAACCCATCACACTACAAATAACAACCAAGCTACGTCCCACTTCCACGTCTGTCCGCACGTGCCAATTGATCCAACCCAGAGTCACTTCAGCTTCCTAGTACCTAAAACCGAAGCAACCACACCCTACAAACACTACGATTTTACAAAGGCCACTCCCGATGTTGGGTGATAAAGTAGAAGCAGCCCTATCATCAATCGGAATCACCAAGGAGAGAGTCGAGCGGTGGCTTGGTGGACCGTGTGGGTGCGACGAACGCCAACAAAAGTTAAACCAACTCGGCATCTGGGCCCACCGCCTATTTTCCCACCGGACACTTTCCCCCAGAGAAGAGTTGGACGGTATAATAGAAGACGAGTTGAATAAACAAGACTGATTACTATTTCGGGGGATAATTAGGAGTCAGATATTTGTGTTTAACTTATTTGAGAGATATAGGTTGGTGGCCCCTCACAGGCACTCACTTATGTCTCTCATTTTCAGTCTGTAGCTCAGTTGGATAGAGCAACTGCCTTCTAAGCAGTAGGTTGTGGGTTCAAGTCCCACCAGATTGATGTCTCAAAAGTTGACGACAGAATAGATAAGCAGCGAGTAGCCAATAAGCTAGAACCCTATTCAGATTGAAAGCAGGGAGTGCAGTAGTTGGTGATGTCTGGTGGTGTCCTTTCCGTAAGGTGGAAAGCGGCAGCTGGGACCATAGTTGACTTTTGAGAACCGATCTGTAGCTCAACGGTTAGAGCAGGACACTCATAATGTCTTGGTTCCCGGTTCAAATCCGGGCAGATCGACTTCCTTTTCCTTAATTTGGAGTATCAAAGATGAATGTTGGATCAATCGTGTGGTCAACCGATCAAGGCTTAGGCAATCTCGCAAAAGATTTCTACGATCATGGAATCTTCAACAAGGTTGCTGTAGTTCAGCATACAAGCCGACATAATCACAATGAGGCTTGGTATCCAGAACACTTGAAATTATTTGGCAGACCGTTCATTCGTATGGAGGGATTCGCCGAATGGCTTCGTAGTCTCAAGTGTCTTCTACTTTTTGAAACTCCCTTCGACTGGGAAGTGATCCAGTTTGCTAAAGCCCACGGCATCAAATGTATTCTAATGACGATGTACGAATGGACTCCAAAGACTCTACCGCATGAACCCGATTGGTTCCTCTGTCCATCTCTTCTTGATCTTGATTATTTCAAGCATACCAAGAAAGCATCTCATATTCCAGTTCCTGTACCAGATCAGATTCCCTATCAACTGCGGACAGAGGCCAAACGGTTCCTCCATAACGGCGGTAATCTCGGAGTCAACGGAGGACGGGGGACGCCGGAACTTCTCCAAGCACTACGCTATATCAACAAAGAGATTCAGTTCACGATTCGCTCCCAAGACCGACAAGAACTTGGCAAGTATCTCCGCCAATCACCGTGGGTTGAACGCCTGCCAAACGTCAAGATTGAGATTGGGACGAAACCCTATCTTGAATTGTGGAACGGATATGACGTATTGGTTGCTCCTGAGAAATATAATGGACTCTCGCTGCCACTACAAGAAGCAAAAGCAGCAGGGATGTTTGTTCTTACGACCGACCGTTATCCAACAAATACTTGGTTATGGGGGAAGGACGACAGAGATGGCTTGGGCCGCTATATTGCCCCAACAGGAGAACAAAGAGGAAGCGTTGGTGGACCATACAACGAAATTAACATTAGCACTCTTGATCCTTCTGAGATAGCACGAGCGATTAACGACACTTACACAACGTCAATCCAACAGTTTTCCGAACAAGCTGTGGTGTGGCGTAAGGAGATGAGTTGGGAGACGCTGGGACCAAAATATGAACAACTAATTGAGGAGGTTTGCAATGGGTAGGATTAGAGACAATTTAGGTTGGCTGCTTCTGGGATTAGTCTTGACCCCATTTGGTGTAGTATGTCTATACATTGCTGAGACCCAAATAATAGACCTCTATGAAGAAGCATACAAAGAGGGATACCACGCGGCTTCATCAAAATTACCAGTAGAAGCCTGCCCTTACTCAGCATTCACGGTTGAAGAAAGTCATCAACGTAAAGGCTGGATTCGTGGCTGGAGTAGCTGTAGGGTTTTGATGGAGAAAAAATGATAAACCGATGTCCTGCTTGCGGTAAGAACGTCAATGAGTTAGTTCGGGTTGATCTTGACGTCGGCGATAAGCGAACAGCAGTTTGTATTTCGTGTTATGACAAATTACAACCCGATATGTGGATCAATAAAGAAGTCTGGGATTCAATCGACCCAGTCACTCCATATGAGGACTTGCTGAGATGAGGATTCTCTATGTAGCGAAACATAACAGCGGAGATAATGACGATGAAGGAGCGATTGCGTTTGCTTTGAAGAAACTTGGCCACGAAGTTATCTGCGTCCACGAACAACAGAAACAACGCAATATCTCGTTTAGAAACATCTCCCAACTTGATAAGCTAAAGGCTGACTTCTGTTTATTTCACAAGTGGCCGAATGTTGATGAGATTCGTAACCTCAAAACACCGAAGTGCTTCTGGTATTTTGACTTGGTAACGTCGGACGATCCACCATTAGTAGAGCGGTCGAAAACAAGAGTCCAATGGTTCAACTCAGTTATCCAGAACGTTGAATCTGCCTTCTGTACAGATGGTGACTGGGTATTAAGCCAACAAGCAACGAAGTACGCGGGCAAGTATTTCTGGCTGATGCAAGGAGCGGATGAACGGGTTACGGGACCGGGACAACAAGACCCAAACGTGAAACAACCTCCACTCCTCTTCACAGGAATGATAAATCATGGTAGTAAGCGAGTTACCCAAATCACCAAGCTCAAGGAGCGATGGGGAGAGCAGCTGTCAATCATTGGAGAGGGGGGACCACGAAACCGCATTCACGGTAGAGTATTGGCCAACGCTATTGCAAATACCAAAATCTGTATTGCCCCAATCGGTCCGAGCACTGACAAGTATTGGTCAAATCGTGTCTTCCAGTTTCTTGGATTCGGGGCGTTCTTGATTCATCCAAGATGCTCAGAACTCGATAACTTCTACACACCGGGATTGGATTATCTTTACTACACGGATGATGGGGGAGATTATCCGATTGAGGAAGTCATCCAACAATTCATCGTCGATGGGGCCAGAGAAGACCGGGAGAAGATAGCAGACAGGGGGCATCGAACAACGGTTGCCTCCAACCTCTATCGGCACCGCTGTGAAGTATTAGTGAACCACATGAGGGGTATTTTGAAATGCTGAATCTTCGCTACGCAAAACACTTTGAACATTCTGTCTTCTCACAAAACGGAGAGGATGGGGTGCTCCAAGTTTTACTCCAAGCCTGTGCCAACGTAGACTATAAATGTCTTGAAATTGGAGTAGGGACGGTTGGAGATAAAATTGAATGTAATACTGCAGCCCTGCTTGCTCTTGGATGGGATGGGTTACTAATCGACGCAAACAAAGAAGCAGTGAGCAGAGATTCTGAATTTCACCGTTTCTTTATGTCAAAGAAGCTACACCCAAAAACGATTATCAGCGAGTTGAAAGAAACTCTGATTCAGAAAGACCTGTTGTTCCCGGACGTGTTCAGTCTTGACATCGATGGCTATGATTACTGGATGTTGAGAGAACTCTTGACAAATCAGAACCAAATGAATTTTCTACCTTCAATCATCATTGTTGAGTACAACCCAGAAATTTATCCAACAAAGTCTCTAACGGTTCCTCTGACGGACGAAGATTTTGTGTGGGACGGCTCAGATTACTACGGAGCGTCGGCGGGAGCATTTGTTGAGTTAGCCCATAAAATAGGTTACAAACTAATCTGCGACACAAACCATGTAAATCTTTTCTTCTTGTGGGACGCAGATGTACCTAGAAGTTTGGTTGAACCAGACCTAACAACGTTGGGTGGACGGTTGGGCCGCACCTATCGTAGAACCAACAAACAATTCGTAACTCCGCCGAAACTCTGAGGAACCATTAATGCTTTTTCCAATCTTTGATCCTGCTTTTTGGCGTGAACGATATGAAAAAAATCCAGATGAGATTCACCGCACCGTCTATCACTGCTCAGAAGGCCACTTTCAAGCCATCGCCCAAGCCCACAAGAATATACTTAGCAGATTGGTCCAAAAGGGTGACACGATACTTGACGTGGGGTGCGGCTACGGTCGGCTACTTGATCTTCTCCCAGAGAAACCGTCCATGTATGTGGGTTTTGATTTATCTCCCGAATTGATTGAGGAGGCAAAGAAACGCTATCCGCTGTTTGCTAATTCTTTCTTGTGCTATGATATTCGAGAGGTTGGAGAAAACTCAATCACGTCCTTCACGTGGGCAGTATTGATCTCAATTAAACAGATGGTGATTGGTAACGCAGGACAGGAGGCTTGGGAAAATTTGCAAACCCATATTCTGAAGTTCTGTGACCAAATTCTGATTCTTGAGTACACAACCGACGAAAACGAATATGAGATAATCAGGAGACAAACATGATAGAGAGGATAGAGGCTTGGCCAACAGAGGATGGATCTGAAGGATTACTAGCAATAATCATTCGCAACAATGAGTTTTCAACAGCGGAGATAGGTGTAACAGGTTTAGTTGGAGCAAATGAGCCTCTCCAATCTATGGTTGTTGCTTATCCAAAAGATCATCAGATACAAGCCCACCGACATCCACCTCAACAACGAATCATAAATCAGAGCCAAGAAGTATTGGTTGTGATGTGTGGTTCATGTATCGTTGATATCTATTCGAGCGTAGGAGATTTAGCAAGAAGCTGTGTGTTGAATACGGGGGACGTATTGATCATACTCTCTGGTGGTCATGGCTTCCGTATGCTTGAAGATACAACGCTGTTTGAGGTGAAACAAGGTCCGTACTACGGTAAACAAAACGATAAGGTGTATTATGAAAACAATCCAACCATTTGAGCAACTTGAGAAAGACCTACAACAATACTATGGTGGATCAAAAGCAGATCGCACAAAAGTAGTTGTCTGTACTAACGGAACTTCAGCCCTACACCTTGCTTTAGAGGTTTTGAATTTTCCAGCAGGTAGAAAAATTTGGGTTCCAAATTTTACAATGATTGCGGTTGCCCGCGCAGTAACTCTTGCGGGACATACCCCAGAATTTATTGATGTTGATCCTGAAACAATGAACATAGATGTTGATCTCATTGAGTCAATGTTGAAACAAGGCAGTAGGCCATTAGCAATAATCGCGGTCAATACATATGGTAGGGTATTTAATCAACGTCTGATTGAGTTGGCGAAGCAGTATGGTTTTTGGATTATTGAAGATGCAGCAGAAGCAAATAATTTGAAGCCAACAGGATTGATTGGTTTTGATTTTTCCAAAATAATTACTGCAACAAGTTTTTACCAAAATAAGATTATTCATGGTGAAGAAGGCGGAGCGGTGATAACTACCAACCCGTATCTCTATCTACACTTGAAGCAGTTACGTTGTTTAGGCTTTGGAGAAATAAAGGATTATATGCATTCACCAAGAGGCCACAACTATCGCTTGAGTAACGCAAATGCAAGCCTCATCGGGCAATCTCTCCAAAATGTAATTTTGGAAACACAAGCCAGAGATGACTCATTTGATCTATTAAATGAGACCTGTCCGCCAAATCTCCATAACCAAGACAGCAGACTTGCAAACTGGGTGTATGACTTCCGAGTAAGAGGATTGGGCCGCAAGAAGCTACTACAGTTAGTTCAACAAATCAATGAGTTAGGAGTTGGCTTAGTTGCCCGTCCGTCGTTCTATCCCTTGAGCAGACAACCGGAATATAGTTCTTACCCAAGTCACAGAGGTGAGGTAGCTGACAAACTATCAGAAGAGGTGTTATATGTCGAGCATATTCATAAATTACTTGAAGAATTGGGCGAAGTGAAATGCGAGGAAGCAGTTGCTAAGTTGTGGAAGACGGTTGGTTATTACCTTTAACCAAAAGCATAACCAAGTTGCTCAAACTCAGAAAAGTGCTCTGCCAAATAATCTCCAACAACATTTGGCGGAGTAGCAAACTCCAAGTTGAGAGCGTCGGTCAAATCTCCGTCAATATAATCCCATAAGACTGGATTACTGAAGAATGAAAAATGCAACTTAACTGTCAACACGTAGTTTGACTGGTTGAGATGATATTTGAATCCTCTTCTAAGTGTTTGTTGAAAAATAGACTTAACACCTCTGTGTGATTTTTGGGCACACACCTCAACGTAATAACCGCACCAAGACAAGGCAGTTTCTTCATTTCGATATTTTTCTTTCGGTCGATTCTCTACCCACTCCGCAACTGCTTCGATGATTCGCTCTGCTTTGATCAGAGATGGGGTGACTAACCAGGTGTGCTTAGACATTTTGTATTTTCTCCTTTTGCTTCTTTGTTTCTTGTCGGCGTTCGCGTTGTCGCTCTATCGCACGCTGGAGTCCAATCCGAGAACAGTCCAACGAACAATACTTGTGGTAGGAGGCGATAGGACGAAACTCCTTACCGCAAATTCCACAAGGCTTGGGTTGCTTCTTGGATTCGGCAGTAGCTTTGCGACGGGCTGCTAGTTCTTGTAGCTGCTCCTTCATACGCTTCTTTGCGCACGTCTCGGAGCAATAAAGCCTCTTCCCATTGGCTTCAAACTCTTTATTACATGAAGACAAGCCACACCGCCTCATCTTACGTTCGTTTAGTTTCATAGTATACTTTCTTATAGTTACTCTAGTAACCTCCCTAACGGCAAACCTTGAGAGACTACTAGATACCGATTCGGTTAGGTTATAGGCTTTCTATGACGCTCTAGGAGGCTTCCTAACGGTCGATCTAAGGTTAGGGTGGAGTAAGTTACCTAGAACCTAGATCGACCGTTAAAGAGGCTACTAGGATTACTTCGTAGCGGTGGCCTGAGCCGCAGCGAACGCCTTACGCTCCTTTTGGCCTTTTTCGGTCAGGAGCCAATAGTATTGTAGGTAGACTGTCTTCAATCCTGTCATCCGACTTTTCATCAACGAACGAACTCCGTCTGCTACGGGAGCCACATCAATGAATTGACACAAACCGTAACTGTCGTGCATCTCTCCATTAAAAGACGCACGAAGAAAATAATCATCACCAGTATATACAGATTTAATAACCAAAGCCTTACTGAGAATTTCCCACACTTCGGACTCAGTTAATACGTTAGCCATTATCAATTCCTCTTGGTCTCATCAGTACCAGCACCTTACTGGTAGACGCTCGTGGGCGGAGCGTTTCGACCTAGCTCACGAAAACCAGCTTCTTGATCGCACGAGTGATTGCGACGTATAGAAGGTTGTATTCCTGCTCGATAGCCCACGGAGTCTTTGCCATCGGATGGGGGCACTCGGCACCTTTCGGACGGAGAAGGTAAACCGTATCAGCTTCCAACCCTTTGCTCTTGTGGATGCTGCTGAGCCGGATACCCTTGATGTCCTTGTCGTCGGTGAAGACCGTGTCGATTTTGGCGATGACTTGAGCAACGGTATCAGCCCCTTCCGTGAAGGCAAGAATACAATCAACCTTATCATCAATCGCCATCAGACGCGATTCGCTCGGAGTCTTCTTGGTCGTTTCTTTTTCACGTTCCTTCTCCGCCCAAGTGGATAACTTCTCCGTGAGCGTTGGGATGTCGGTGACGTTGAACTTGTTGATCAAGGAAGTCAAACCCCGACCGACATCACGACCTAGAATCACAGCCTTCTTCCCACGCTTGATAAAGCTGAAGCACTGGGAGACTAGGGGGGCATTCGTCCGGCACACGATCATGTCCCCGTCGCGGACGGTAGGACCGTAAGACTTTTCCCACGTCACTTCGGGAACGCCTAGCGGTGTTGCTTTCGCTGGGTAGGCCATACGCAGAATCTCCCCTTCTCCGTTTGACTCGTGGGCTTCAAAGTCAGACACCAGCTTTTTGGCTTCCGTCACGACAGCCTTGCCGCAGCGACGGGTAACTGTGAGTGGTAGCGTAACACAATCCTCAAGTTCTTTTCCAATCCGGTCCATCGACTCACAATCAGCACCCGCGAACCCGTAGATGGCTTGCTTTGGATCACCGCAGAGGATAAGACGGCGACCAGCTTTCTTCGCCAACGCTTGTTGACAGCGGTTCAGGTCTTGGGCTTCGTCAACCAACAGCAGATCGTAGCGGAACATCGGGAGATTAAGCACGACCGGGAGCCAAACCATATCGGTGAAGTCAATTGAACCCGTGCGAGCAACGTCCTTACACGCAGCGACGATTCGTGGAACCAAGCTGAAAATCTCATCCCGCGAATCGTTGGTCTCAATATTGTAGATGTAACAAAGTTCTTGGAGGCTTCCAGCGTCCGTCTCCGAGAGGGTAGCACGAACCAGATCAACGAGTTGCTTCGTGGCGTTGATCGTTACTGGCTTGTTGCGGCGAAGGTCACGAATATCAGCGTGAAGTTCTTGCTCAATCAACCGTTCAACACGGTACTGGTCGATGCCACCCTTACCACGAAGGTACGGGAACGCTGCGGTACAGGCCTTGAGACCCATCGAGTGCATCGTCATCGCTTCACAGCCTACGGGAACTCGCTGCTTCAACTCCTCCGCGATGCCCTTGTTGAAGGCCACGAAGCAGATCGTTTTCGCATCTGCCGAGAGTTTGAGTTGTTCCCAAATCGCTGCTTGTTGGGTACTCGGAGTGATTTTCGTCGGTATCCCTTTGAGGTGCTTAAGCCCCTCTACCAACGTCGTGGTCTTACCCGTTCCCGCACGAGCGATAACCATGAGGTGGGACGGAACGTTGCTAGGCGTCGTGGTAGCAGCTTTGATCTTCGCTGCGAACGGGCTGGTTTTCTTCGTTGACATCTTCGGTACTCCTAAATTCTTGAGAGGCGAACAGTCCCGTCAGTCACGGGTGGGACGTGGGCGGATGGTCGATTAAAAATCAACTGCCTTACACCTTCCGCCGCATTTTTTGCAGCGGAGAAACCTGTTTCCCGCCTGCAAACCACGCCCATAGGCGGTGATCACCCATTCGTGCTGGCAATCGGGGTTCCCTGAGAACCCCCAATATCGTTTGATTATCAAACAGGCGATCATCAGACCGCCAAACAAAATCACCGGCGAAAACGCTATCACAAAATCTTGCATGTCCAATTCTCTGTTACGGGCGACTACTGGAATATCTACAACACGAAACCGCGTGCCGGAGTCGAAGTGGTCACAACCTTGATCATTAACAACTCCAAGTAAGTCAGGCGATACGATCATTATAACCTGATTCGGTTAAAAGGAAAGCTAGGATTCAGAAATAAGTGAAAGTTTTCCAAAAAATAAACCCCCAAGGTATTACCCAAGGGGGTTAGTTTTACTTCGTTAGACTAGCAGCCACCCTGTAGTTTGGGTTGAGTTTCTTTTGTTCCTCCTTTCTTTCCGGTTGGCTTCGTGCTGGAGGGCTTCGTAGCAGCGGGGGTTGGAGGAACCGGAACCTTCGCTGCGGCAGGCTTGCTGACGTCCTCTAGCGTCTCGCCACCGTTGCCATCGTCGAATACTTTGACGATACCGTTTGGGCACTTCGGACGCAACAAGGCGAGAGTCACCGGCAGATCAGCGTTCGGAAACTCAAGCACTCGCATCCCATCGGGGCGTTTTTTCGGTCCCTTGAGACTCATGACTTGAGCAAGAATCTCTGCATCATCTTCATAAGCCCTCCACATGTCGGCGTTCTTCGATGCGAGCAGGAGGAACTTACCACCGGATTTCTCCTTGACTCCTTTCCAATAGTCGATCAGCATGTTGACAGGAGTGTTGGCTTCCTTTTTTCCTTGCTGCTTTGCCTCACGTTCCGCCTTGGCGTTCGCGGCTATTTCTTCAGGAGTCAAATCTGGTTCATCATCGTCGTCGGAACCTAAATCAGCTCCAGTGATGTCGATACCACCGAAGTCTGCTTTGTCGAGTAGCTTGAGACCACCATCTTGCTTGGATTTATACTCCAGCTTGAGAGCCGCTTCATCCATCGGAGTTTCCGCCAACCAGCAGGCCCACGCTTTAGAAAACAAGCACAACTTCTCTTGGAGTGAACCCGTCTTGCCTGTGTCTGGATCAGCCAACGCTGCGATGTCCTTTTTGAGCCACTTGAAGTCATCCTTGATTTTCGTCGAATCCATCGAAAACTCAACCCAGAAGGACTTCGCCTTGTCGAGATTATCGAAGTTGACTCCTGATTCGTTCGGGGTGGTTAATTCCCGATAAGTTTCTCCGATAGTATTCGATGCCGCCATGAGATACATGATCGCAGAAGCATAACCAAGAGTGATTGACCGTCCAATCGCTTCCTTGTCACCGTCCTCTTGCCAGACGTGCTTTACACAATCGAGAACCTTCTTGTGGTTTTCGAGATAAGCAAGACACTCAGCATGAGTGCGTCGGGGGGAGAATGCGTCTAAGCCTGCGCCCGTTCGGTCCCACAAGAGACGAATGGCGTGTTCGGTGATCTTCGCCAGCTGGCGACGTTGTCCGCCTGTGAGGTCTTTGCCCTTGAAGAAATCCGTTCGGTAAATCACATCGCTCAGCGTTCGTGGTTTACATGTGTCCATCGTATTGACTACGTTATCAGTCTCCTCAATCCCGTAGACGATGATTTTGTCGATGGTACACTCACTGGGCCAAAGCGTTTCCCAGTGCTCTTTATCATCTCCTTTGGTCAGTTCGTGTTCTGCGAGGATCAACGAGAGAAGCGTATGTTGACCGTTCAACACCAGCCCTGTGCGACCGACGATGATTGGTTCACCGTTAATACGCCAACGTTTGTTGAGAATCTCTTGGCGAAGATTCTGGATGTTTTGTAGATAGAGCGGACGGTTGGTGACGTTGTTGATCAGGCGGACACGCTTTGAGATGAACGGTTCCAGTTCATCCACGAAGGTGCCTTTCTTGAACGTCTCTCCTTCGACTTCTTCGGTCCAGCCAAGGATACTCTTGGCCAGCTCAACGGTGATCGGGTTTTTCTCATCATGAACCTCAGCCCGAATCTCAGGGTAGATAACCTCACGACCTTCGCCTTGGACCTTGGCTTGGTCCTTCTTCGTTGCGGGTTTGGTTGGCTTCTTCGGCATGATACAAGACTCCAAAAATAGTGGTACTGAATACTTCGCAGACCGTAGGTGGCTGCTCCCATTCCCCACCGGGGCACGAGTGGGGTGAAGGAGGAGTCAATCAATCTAGTCTACGACTCGGAAACAACTCTTCAACACGCCAATTCAAAATTACAATCAAGCATTCTTCTTTTGAAGCTGACTCAATATTGAATCCCGGCAAGTAGGTTTTCATTAACTCTTTGAGAGTGGCTTCATCACGTTTGACCACATCTTTGATAAAAACCATGATCCGTTCTTTTGCGGATTTAATTTCAGCTTTTGTCATCGCCATCATAATTCTCCACGCTTAAAATCTCTGATAATTCTCTTTGCAACCAATACTGGATCGGTTCCAGCATCGTACCAATCTCTATATTGTTGGTCGGGCAGATCGTCTGAAACTAAGCCGATACGTTTGGTCAGCTCAGCATCTACTTGCTTCATCCATTCATCGAATGAGAGTTTAGCTTTGGCCATGATTCACCGATGATTGACGTGCTTGTCGTTCAATCCGTTCAATCTTCGCCACCTTCAGGCGGAGATTCGTTCGCTCAATCACCGAACGCTCGATGATCTGATTGAGTTCATCAATGCGCTCCAACGCCTCTTGTTTGATTGTTGGAAACTGGGTTGAGACAGCGAGTTCAGATTGGTGCATCTTTTGATCCTATAATCGTGAGGACAATATTTGCCTGACACCGAACAACGACCGTTTCGCCGTTCGCAAGTGTCAAGGGAACGTGGATTTTTGGGTTATGAAACCACCCAAGGCCACCACTACCAAATTCCTTGGGTTGCAACAACACTAGGTTGCCGTCGATTCTGATTGCGACGCTTGACACGTCCGAAGTTCCGACCGTTGCGGCGAAAAACTCAGAACGGGTTACCGGGCATGGTTCCTTCGGTGCCTTCTGGTCCGGTTCCAGTGCCTTCGGTTTGATCCTCTTCTTTGCCACGTTGACGCTCCTCCAGCCAGCGATTTTGCCAGCTTCCAAAGTCTTTCATCATCCGGCTGATACAGCCCTCACACAGATCGAATTTGGGCGTGATCATCGTCTTAGTCTTGCCTTCGATTTTGCCGGGCATCATGACCTTGTTGAAGTCAAGGGTAACTCGGAACGCAGGTTCATCGACCTTACGACACCCGTCGCACACCATCAGCATTGCCATACAAACCCCTCCAGTTGGTTTAGTCTGCCATCATCAGGGACAGGGGGACCAACCCTATCCGACGTTCGTGGGCGGAACGTTTCGGCATTAGTAGAGGACCGGGAACGCTTCTGGGATGTAGCTCTCAGGCAGCTGCAGGAGGAGGTTGTTGTATTCACAGGCGTACATATCAAAATACTTGCGGTATTTGGTGTGAAATTCACACACCTCAGCCGCAGTTAATCGTGACCAATCTACAGAGTCTAATTCCGCCTTTGTGTTGTAGGCTTGGCGGACGCATTCTTCAACTTTTTCAATCACGGAAGACATCTCATATCCTTCTTGAGTTTCTGGGGCGATTTCTGGGGCGGTACGATCATTATACCTGATAGTCGAGAAAAGGAAAGCTAGGATTCAGAAATTTTCCGAAATAATTTTCCCCGACTATTATAAACCGTTATACTTATGGGGATGCCCAAGCGAGAGGAGAGAAGCGAATGGTAACGAAATTTCGACACAACAACGGCACCCAAGTAACCCGCTACCCTTGGGCGAAGTGGTTTGAGAAAGCGAAGTTCACTCTGGAGAAGAGTCGGGACTTTGATTGCTCAACCCATGGCATGGCTGCGATGGTACGGAATCGGGCAACCCTAGTACGCAAGAGGGTTAGCCTGCGCATCGTTGAAGACACGATCCACGTAACGGTAAGGGGAGACATTAAGTGATCCAAGACCCAATTTTCTGGATTGGTATTGATCCCGGTCGAACGGGAGGAATCACAATCTTAAGCAGTGACGGCGACAAACCAAGTATCCACCCAATGCCTGAAACGGAAAAAGACATTTGGGAGATGTTGAAGAAGTTTGAGCACAGCCCGTACTACAAAACCCAAGCAGTCATCGAGAAAGTAGGAGGCTACATAGGGGGAGGGGAAGGAGAAAAGGGAGGAGGAGCGGCAAACGGCAACTCGATGTTCAAGTTTGGTTGTTCTTACGGCGGACTCCGCATGGCATTGATCGGTTGCGGTATCCCGTTCTTGGAAGTTCCACCGCAGACTTGGCAGAAGCACTACGGGTTGATTCGGACACGAACGGAGAAGAAGAACCAATTCAAGTCACGGATGCGAGCAAAGGCCCAACAACTACTCCCTTCAGGAAAAATTACGGTGGCCGTCGCTGACTCAGTTCTGCTGGCGTTATATTGTCGTGACCGATTTTCCCTACCTGCTTCTTGATCGGTTATAGTTTTCGTTCGTCTACTAAACACCTAGTCAACTGGAGGGACTATGCAAACCTTTTTACCAAGCCCAGACTTCAACCAATCCGCAGACCAACTTGATTCGGTTCGCCGATGGAAGCAAGTTGTTGAAGCACGACAACTCATCGCAATTCTCAAGCGTGATACGAAGCGTTGGAAAAATCCGAATGCTTGGTTAAATCACCCTGCGGTACTGATGTGGCAGGGTTACTTAAACGCCCTCAAGTATTATCACAACTGCTTCATCCAATCGGTAGTCCGCCACAAAACTCATGACTTGAGTAAATGCTGGTATCTATATCCGATTGATGGCAATACTCCGCAAGATCAACTTAACATCAAGATGCCGTGGTGGCTTCATAATAAATCCTTTCACGCTTCTCACCGCAGTAATCTACTCCGCAAAGATGAGAAGTTCTACCGGCAATGGGGTTGGACGGAACCTCTTGACCTTGAATATGTGTGGCCGTCGAAAGTTGTTTCGTGTCTGTTTGAATAAGGAGCCAACATGAGATTCAGGATTCATGAAGAGAATTGGCGGCATTGTACTGATTGCCGTCTCGGAGAACTACGCACGAAGCTAGTGTTGGCGAGAGGAACGGTGCCGTGCGATGTGCTCTTTGTTGGAGAAGCACCGGGAGAATCCGAGAACGTAACTGGGCAACCGTTCACTGGACCTGCTGGTAGGCTGCTTGACCGAATTGTTGAAGAGACAATCGGTAACTCAAAATTCACTTACGCTTTCACCAATGTGATTGCTTGTATTCCGTATGACGAGAACGGAATCAAGATCAGCGTACCGGATTTTGAGTGTATTGAAGCGTGTACGCCAAGACTCATTGAGTTCATTGACGAAGTTGCGAAGCCAAAAACCATCGTCGCAGTAGGAACGGTAGCAAAAGAGAACCTTGAGAGAGGTTACCAGCATTCAATCAAGTTCAAGACCAATGCGAAGGTGGTGGATATTATTCACCCTGCTGCTATTCTGCGGAAGAACATCACGCTCCAAGGAATGGAAGTTCAGCGTTGTAAGATTCGATTGAATGAAGTTGTTGAAGAATTAGAACTACTTGAAACACTAGGAGGTTAAGATGCTTGTACTTTCCATGAAGGAAGATGACGCTGTTGAGATTCAAGTTGGTGGGGTAACTATTGCCAAGGTTATTCTCAACAAGATCAAAGGACAAAAGCAAGTCAGCATAGGCTTTGAGGCAGCTAAGTCTGTTGCATTCATCCGTACCGATGCCAAAGTTAGAGAACCAAAAGCAGGAGAAAGTTGATGAATTCTATTCAGTTAATCACAGTCGAAGTAACTCCAAGTATGTTAATTGATTTAGCTAAGAAGTTACAAACTCGTTGGGATAAAGCCGAAATTGGTGAAGAATTACCTAGAGTAGTTCTTGATGTAAGCCAACAAATAAGAATTGAGTTGGTTATTGATCAAGAAGCAATGCATACAAAAAATCAAAAATCAGAGAGGGTATAATGTCACTTAAAGACAAAATCAAGGCAACTCAGAATAAGGGACCACTGTGGAAAGGACCAGAGGTAGATGGGATTACTCAATCTATGCTTGGTCGATTCTTGGTGTGCAAAGAGCGTTTCCGAGTTCAATACATTGAAGGGTTGGTGCCGACAGAAGACCGATTCAACCACCGTCTCGAATATGGCCAGATGTGGCATGTTTGCGAGGAAGCAGTAGCGAACAAAGATGATTGGAAGGAGAAGCTCACGGAGTACACGAACCGACTCAAGTTCCAGTACCTTATGCAACAAGCAGAGGTAGTGAAGTGGAAGAACGTTTGTGAGAAGCAATTTGAGGTCTATCTTGACTATTGGAAAGACAAGAAGACTGAAGCAACTCCATTACTCACGGAGTATACTTTTGCTCACCGCTATCAACTGCCTAGTGGGCGGCTGATTCTCCTGAGAGGGAAGATGGACGGAGTCTTTAAGCAAACCCATACGGTTGGTCCGCCAACGGTTTGGTTGAAGGAGAACAAGACCAAGAGCGAAATAAACGAGATGGATATCCAGCGTCAGCTTGGATTTGATCTACAGACGATGATGTATCTACTCGTGCTTCACGGCGAACAGAAGAGTATGCAAGACACAACAATCAAGACTAGAACCTCTTCTGTCAAGAACGGAATCAGAACCTTTTGGCCGATTCAAGGGGTTATGTACAATGTCATCCGCCGACCACTCTCAGGAGGTTCGGGAAGTATCCGCCAACATAAGCCAACCAAAAGTAATCCAGCAGGAGAATCGGAAGCGGATTACTATGAACGCTTGAAAGGAGTTATTCAAGAAGCACCAGAAACATTCTTTGCTCGTTGGGAATCGAGCGTAAGCCTACCAATGATGCTGCAGTTCAAACAGAGGTTTTTTATTCCATTGCTGGAGTACGTTGCTTATTGGTATGATGAAATAGTGAAAGGGCAACTACCACTAGGTCACTGGCAACATCCGTTTGGTATCTATAATCCGATGGATGAAGGAGGGTATTCCGACGTTGATGATTACCTACTGACGGGGAATCGGGCTGGATTGAAACGCCAAGAATCACTATTTGGAGAACTGACTTGAAAGGAGTAGAGCAAACTTGTCCTGAGTGTAACAAGGTATTTGCTCCAAAGACAAAACACGAAATGATCTTCTGTACAGCGTTGTGTAGGACAAGACATCGCAATCGGAAGATCAAGAACAAGTTCAAAGAGTTGTTTGGAGTAGGTGATTCAACCTACTACAAACAAAGAAGGAGGAGACTACGTGCTGAACAAGCCAAACAGGAAAGACTCGCAAGAGAGTGGAAAGAAAACCTTGACCGACAGCGACGAATTTGATACACCACTATTTATACCAACCAAAGAGGAAGAGGTAAACCAAGATGCCACCGAAACCAACGAAACTGAAACCACAACCATCCAAGACTACAACCCAGATCAAGACAGGTAGTATTCTGTCTCGCATCCGACCGCTATATGAGATTGACGATAGTGGTTTGAAGATGGCCATCTACGGTCAGAGCGGTTCGGGAAAGACAACCCTGTGGGCGACGTTTCCCAAACCGATTCTGGTGTTAATCTGCTCTGGGATTACCGAAGCAGGAGAACTACGGTCAGTCAACACAGAGGAATATCGAGACGTTATTCACCCACTTTACCTTCACGACACGGATGACATTCGTAAGGTAGTTGATGAATTGAATCAAGACAATCCGTATGCAACAGTTGTAGCAGACCACGCTACGGGTATCCAAGACTTCACTTTGAAGGAGATTCTTGGTCTCAGTTCAATCCCTTCGCAGAAAGGTTGGGGTATTGCCACCCAGCAACAATGGGGACAATGTACACTCCAAACCAAAGAGTTATTGCGAGGACTTCTTGGGTTGAAGAGTAACGTGGTGATCGTTGCTCAAGAGCGTTCCTTTGGAGATGATAACAACAGCGACACAATCAAACCAGTAATCGGAGCAGCCCTAACACCGGGAGCAGCGAGTTGGTTAAACAGCACCGTGGATTATATTGGGCAAATGTTCAAGCGACAAAAGTCAGAAGAAGTGTCAACGAAGATCGGCGACAAAGTCATGAAGACTCGGAAGATGGTTACTGGGGTTGACTACTGCCTACGGACTGCTCCTGATTCAGTCTACACCACGAAGTTCCGAGTGCCACGCAGCTTCTCCGTTCCAGATGTTATTGTTGATCCGACGTATGAGAAGATCATCGAAGTAATCAGCGGAACCTACGAAGGGTAAACGCTTTACGCCTCTATTTCCCTTTCCTTTCGGAATCGGTTATAGTTTTCTTTCTGGCTGGGTGAGAGTGGAAAGCATCTTGCGAGTGGTGCTGACCAAACCGTCTCTCACCCAGTCTTTTTCTTACAAGTATCTCGCAAGGGGAATTACGGTTATGCCTCCAGTAAAACAAAACACGAGCGGTGGGTTGTTCAAGAAGTTGGGCACTGCGTTGGCCAAAGCCCACGAAGCCCACAAAGACGAAGAAGTCAAATACTCAAACATGGGTGATCTTCCACCCGGAATCAATAACGGGATTGCTCAGTTAGTTGAGTGTAAGTTCAGCCAATATGAGAAAGGAGACCAAGCAGGTGAATACTTCTTCTACGCTGCGGGCGTGGTAGTCTCCCCCACAGAGCACAAGGGACTTCGGATTACAGGACTACGAACGTCGATCATGGAACCGTTGTGCGACACGCCAACCCGTTCCCGCAAAACGGTCGATGAGCACGTGGGTTGGATTTACAACGAGTTGCGGAAACTCGGATGCGATACCTCAAGCCTGACTCCAGACAATCTGGAAGAAGTTGCGGCAATGCTGAAGGAAGCAAAACCGTTCTTTCAATTCCGAACTTGGGCTGGACAACCCTCTGCCGAGTATCCTGACCCACGAACAAATCACACTTGGAACGGGGTTTGTGAATTTACTCCGAGTGAAGATGGCACAACGTCAGGAGTCCAAGACAACGGAGACGACAACGAACCAGCACCCGAATCGAAGCCAACCAAGACGACGGCAGCACCGAAAGCCACTCCAACGACTGCTGCTTCAAAGACGACGGCGACAACGACAAAGACCGCTACGAAGCCGACAGCCCCAGTCAAGAAGGAACCTGAGCCGGAACCGGGACCAGAGTTCAATGAGTTTCAAGACCTTGACTCGCTGGGAGAAGCTGCCCAAGAGAACGGCGAAGATGGAGCCATTGACCGATTGACCGAAATGGCGTTGGCTGCGGGGATGACTCAAGAAGACATCGATGGAGCAGAAAGCTGGCTGGCTGTGGTTCAGTTCATCAAGGAGAATCCAACAACACCAGAAGATTCAACAGAGGGAGAAGAGGAACCAGAGCCAGAACCAGAAGGACCGAAGGTTGATGACGTCTACAAATATCAACCAAATGACCCAAAAACGAAGAAGCCAGCAATCAACCCGAAAACCAAGAAACCTCTCATCGTCGAATGTACGGTGACAAGGGTTGCTGAGAGGAAGCAGACGGTTGATCTACTGAATCTGGACGATGGTAAGACAGTCTACAAAGCAGTTGCGTGGACAGCCCTTATCCGCGACTAGGAAACACTACGTGCCTGAAAAGGTGAGTCAGCGTAGTCAGGTGGTTGGTACCCACACTCCAACTTAGATTGAGTCACTCATCCTCTTGATGGGACTTAACACCAAACAAGCTGAGGCAAGCAGTATGCCAAGAGCACCGCCCGGATAGCCTATAATTCATCACCGATGAATCCAGTTGAGCGGAGATAAGTTCAACTCCAGTTGTCTAGGTCACTGGGTAAACTAACGTAAAGTACCGTAAGGCACACATAATGCTAGGTTGGGGCTAACCGCCTGTGAGTAAAGTCCAACTATTAACATGCTCCTGTTCAATACTCCAGTTGAACACAAAGCAGATTGCGGGGTGTAAAATGTAACCTTCATTTTTCTACGGAGAGGACCAGAGGGGGAGTTATCCGCATCAGGGATTTACGTACCTTTACTCCCCCTCACTTACCTCCAATCGTCTAAAGGAAAGACACCTGATACCCACTCAGGAAATAGGCTGTTCGATTCAGCTACGGGGGCTTGATCTAAATATGTCGGAAACTCGCAAACATGAATATCTCTTTTGATACAGAAACAACAGGCGTAGACCGTTTCCACGGTGCTAAGCCTTTTTTCTTTACCACTTGCAACGAAGCAGGAGAGGTTGAATACATCGAGTGGGATGTTGATCCTATTACTCGACAACCAATCGTAATTATAGATGATGTGGAGTGGATTACTGATTTGTTGTCTACTTCAGGTTGCGACTCAATCATTTTTCATAATGCGAAATTTGACGTTGCGATGTTGGCGACGATTCGCAAAGAGTTTGGTAATTGGGATTGGGACCGTACTCACGACACACTTCTGATGGCCCACTTACTTTACAGCAACCGACCGAAGAACCTAACCGACCTTGGTATTCAGATCGTAGGGAAAGATATTGAGCCTCTTGAAATTGAATTGAAGAAAGCCTGCGACGAAGCACGCCGAATCGCACGGAGTAAGTACAAAGATTGGATGATCGCAAAAGCAGACCTACCTTGTATGCCCTCTGCGGGGGAGAAGGTTTGGAAGTATGATACTTGGCTTCCACGACGTATTGCCCAAGAAGAAAGCTATTCAGCCGACCATCCGTGGTGGACGGTACTCTCGGATTATGCCAACGCTGACTCGATGATGACGGTGGCGTTATTCAAAGCCTGTATCCAACTTATCCGCGAACGGGGGTTAGAGAAGTTATACAACACACGACGCCAGATGCTTCCCACGATCTATGAAATGGAACAGAATGGTATCACGATGAGTCGTGACCGCTATGAAGAACTACTCACAGAATACACAGAAGAGAAGGAGAAGGCATCGAACGTTTGTGTCAACATTGCAGCAGATATTGGCTACGAATTGAACCTACCAAAGAGTGGTAACAACAAGTCACTCTTAAATTTCTGCTTTGGAGAATCGACGGGAACCTGCGAAGTCTGTGGAGAATCCCAGAAGATTCCAGACAAGGAGAAAGCCAAGAAGCTGAAGGAACAAGGACGCACTTGTAACTTCTGTAAGCAGGCCGGTAAAACGAGTCCAATACGTTTTGACATCATCGAAGGACTCAACCTACCAATCGTCGGACTAACAGACAGCGGCAACCCGTCACTCGACAAGAACGTGCTGGAGAACTACCTATTAACTCTCCCCCAGAGAAGTAAGCAGCGAACCTTCGTTGATAAATTAGCAGCACTTCGGAAACGTAGCACTGCCATATCCTATATGGAAAGCTATACACGATTCTGGTTGCCTGCTTTTGAAGATGTTGGAGAGGATTTATTCCAACACTGGATGCGTCTCCATCCGTCGCTGAATCCCACAGGTACAGATACATTGCGTTGTTCGAGCAGTAACCCGAACGAACAGAACATCAGCAAGAAGGAAGGATTCAACCTGCGATATTTATGTGGACCTCTGCCCGGACGGGAGTGGTGGAGTTGTGATGCGAGAGGGATTGAAGATCGTCTTCCTGCTTATGAAAGTCAACAAGATGAACTCATAACAATTTTTGAGAAACCAGATGAGCCACCCTATTATGGAAGCAACCATCTCCTTCGGTTCCATACGGTATATCCTGATATCTGGGAGCAGACCTATTCAGTACTCAAAGTTCAATTTGGAGATTCTGAAGCCTACAAAAAAGTGGGCCCAACTTGTAAAAAGCAGTACGCATCGACTTATTACCAATGGGTCAAGAACGGCGGTTTTGCCGTACAGTATGGTGCCATTGACAGAGCGGACGGTAAGGGAACCGCAGACCTAGCTTTCCATCGACCAGGATGCCATGCTTTACTCAAGGAACGCTTCTCAAAGTTAGAAGCACTCAATCAGAAGCAGATTCGCCATGCGGAGAAGTTTGGCTACGTCGAAACGATTCCTGACAGAGACGTAGACCCAAAGCGTGGGTATCCGCTGTTGTGTACTCGCACGGAATGGGGTAAGATTCTACCAACCGTGCCTCTCAACTATCACATCCAAGGAACGGCGATGTGGTGGATGATGATGGCGATGATTCGCGTCCATCGGCTAATGAAGGAGTGGAGACAAAAAGGGTTTGACGCAAGACTCGTGATGCAGATTCACGACGAACTTGTGTTTGATTTTCCGAAGTCAAAAGAAGACCCACAAGCCAACCCAAAGAAGTCAAACCTGTGGCGGATTCGAGCCATTCAAAAGGAAATGGAAAAAGGGGGACTTGGTTTAGGTATACCAACCCCGACAAGCTGCGAGTATCATCCAGACAACTGGAGTACTGGCATCTCATTTTGATTCATCAGTAGAGTACCAATCTACAAGTAACGGAGTAGGAATGTTAGACTTGCCAAAACTATCTGCACGAGCAGAAGCAGTAACCCGCCGCACGTATAACCGACCGCTAGACGACGATGGGACTCAGTTTGAGACTTGGGAACAAACGATTGAACGTGCTCAATACAAACATCACGAGAACCTTTGGGGTGACTCGGGACCGAACGCTGTTCCAGACTTGAAAGAGTTGGCTGAGTTTAAGCAGCTTGGGTTAGAGCGGAAA